ATACTTATATAATGTTTATGGTACACCGTAGGAGAGTCGAACTCCTCTTACCGGGATGAAAACCCGGTGTCCTAACCGATAGACGAACGGTGCAAATTGTTTGGCGTACCCCCAGGGACTCGAACCCCGACTAACGGTTTTGGAGACCGCAGTACTGCCATTATACTAGGGATACATAACTGGCTCCAGAGGCAGGGATCGAACCTACGACCAATTGATTAACAGTCAACTGCACTACCGCTGTGCTACTCTGGAATAACTTGGCGCCTCGTAGGGGAGTCGAACCCCTGTATTCCGCTAGACAGGCGGATATAATAGACCGTTATATGAACGAGGCAAAATTGTTAAGCAACGCCACGGAAGGTGACACGGCACCGTTCCTGGCCACCATATTGGGCTTCTGCAATACGCACAGCATCGCCTGATGACTGAGCATTTACCACAGTTTCAAATTGTCTAAGACTCTCAGTTTGGAAAGCACCACTAGTACCTTCACCTGCATAAGAACCTACTTCAACATAAACACGATACGATTGCATTTGATTTCCTTTCAAGTTCACAGTATTAATAGTATAACACCGATCCAAAAAAAAGTCAATCATTATTTTGGTGGAAGCGGTAGGATTCGAACCTACAGTGTTTCTTATGTGGCGGATTTACAGTCCGTTGCCTTCAACCAATTCAGCGCACACTTCCAATTTGTTCACACTCTCCGCTATGCTTTTAGACACCGTTCAAAGGTGAATGGAGAATGTGTATTAAAGCATACTCAGCTTGTGGCCTTATCCCCTAAACATTCTAGTTTCGGAATATGCTTTAATACGCTGTAATTTTTCACACTACAAATAGTGCTCCATCCTACAGGCCGCCCGTTCGTCTATGTTTTAAGTGCAGACTGGGACCTCGTTTCCCTTAACACTTTTGCTATCAGTTTACACTAAACGTCGGTGATTTAGCTAACGCTTCGCGATATATTCTAGCACGTTCAAACTTATCTTGAATAAGTTTTTGAAGCTGTTCTTGAGTCATTTCTCCAAAAGCAGTTTCATAAGCCTGTTCAACAATTCGTTCGTTTAATTTTTCGTAATTTATATCTGTCATTTTTTTCCTTTTGTAAAAACAAAAACCCCAGGGTGTTTAGTCCTGGGGTCCTTTGAAGTTTATGTGTGTTTTTTTGTTTACACGAACATCTCCACGGACCCCGGCTCTAGCTCTGGTGTGCGATCATATGATAGACCATTAATCACGGACCAGCAAGAGGCTATAAAGCCTACCTGTTTTGGCATAGGATTAAAATGACTATGTAATGACGCTAATTTCATTTGTTTTATTTTCCTTTTATAGACAACACCTTGCTGTCTATGTTTTAATTATACAGTTATTTAGTTGTCTTGTCAACTTCTATTTGTCGTTTTGGCAAAATAAATTTTTGACCTTTTCCTAACCAACTGTGTGTATTGTATTGTCTTTTTATTTATGTGTCAACAGAAATATGATCGTATTATGTGGCTTTTTTACCACAGTTTAGATTAAATAGTTATATGAACTTATTTCATTATAATTTAAACATACCAGAAATTTTTCTTCCTTACAAGTTTGTAGATGACAACAAGTTTCAAGAAATTATTTTAAATCACGAGTTCATCAATCCAAAGTTTCACAAATGGTTGGAAAGTTTTGATTTAAAAATTCTGTCATGGGGTACTAGATTTTTTTCTAGTCCTCCGTACATGAAATACAACTTACATGTTGATTGGAAAGACGGACCAGTAACTAAAATTAACATTGTCTTTAATAGCACAGACACTGTAATGAATTGGTATAAATTATTACCGGGCAAGAGTCCAATAGTTTATCGAAATCAATTAGGTCAGCCAGTCAACGGATACAACATTGACGATTGTCAAAAAGTTTACACAGTTCAAACTAATACTCATTGTTTAATTAACGGCAACGAAATTCATGATCTCATTAACGGCTCAAACAACGGAAAAAATAGGCACTGTTATTCTATGGTTTTAGGTTATAAAAAAACTAATGAAAGACTTCCGTGGAATCAATCGGTAGAAATTTTTCGTGATTATTTAATTCTTTAACTAGATTATTCCCGGATCTATCTTTTCAAGTTGATCAAACGCCCACTGACGTTCATTGCAACCGTTACAGGTTTTGCATCGAGTGATTTCCCAGGCTGCACAACTATGAGTAATATAAAATAAACCTTCTTGCTGATGCTGCACACACAGATCAATAATATGACTCTTGTTAAGTTTTTTAAATGGTGCTTTAAATCGAGATGATTCTTGATAAGGAATAGGAGTCCAATCTACCATGTGCATTGGTAACTGTTCTATCAATCCTGTGTAAGCAATATCTATGCCTTTATCAAATGCTTCATGAACACCAGATTTAACCTGTTCAATTTCTGGAAGCGAAGGATCACCTACTATAGTAGTCTCAACGTAGTGCAAATTAAAATGCCAAATCATATGTGCTACCACAAGTTTGGCAAAATGTTTAGATCCTTCTTTTCTAAGCACAGTGAGCGGAACAATCTTATGTATATTGCCCATTTTTTGATTCTCTAGTAACATCATATAATAGAGAATAGCACTGTCAATACCACCACTGACAAAAATTCCAAGAGTCTTTGGTTCAGCAGGCAGTTCTACTCTCACAGATCGCCTATCGTATGCTGGGCCGCATTCAATCAAATGTTGTTTCTCCGCTAATTAGAATGTGCTTGCCAATTTCGAATAGGCCAATACTGCCAGGCAGGTCCATTGCTGCCACGTGTATTTGGCACTCTCCGTCATTGCCAATTGAGCAGGCTACAAATTCTTTAATGCTGCCATTTTCAACTGAATCTTTTATAAAATCAATAACTTCAAGCATGGCCTTCTTTTGTTCTTCTTCTTGAATTTGTTCTTTGCGTCTAGAATTAATACTTACAATTTCCATAATTGACCTTAAAGTAAATGATCAGCAACTCCTAACTCAATCAGCTCGTCGGCTGTGAGATAAACATCGCTAGCTGGTAATAATTTTTTCTTGATTACACTCGGAGCCATACCTGTAGCTTCTTTAAGAATGTCAACCATTTTTTGATTGCAAAGATCGTTCTCACGCATCGTGGCTTTAAGATCATGATACTTGGCATCCATGTTTTCTGTAAACTGATGACACATGAAGCTGGCATTCCTAGAAGCATATCTTTCACCTGGTGAGCCTGCGGCAAAAATTAGAAAGGCTGCACTCATGGCGGTACCAATACTGATAGTTCTAACAGGATGATGACTGGTGCGCATTACATCGATTAAAGCAAATGCATCGTATAAATTTCCACCCGTAGAATTTATATACAAGGTTAAAACTTTGGATTTTGCAGTGTCAAAATTTTCATAAACAATCCATTTAACACACTCTGCGATATTTTCTTCGGCAATTTCACCCACCAGAAAATGAACCGAATTTTCCAGTAATTTTATGCCAATCCGATCGCTGGCGTTAAACTCGTCTATCTTTTTCACTACTGCTCCTTGGACACTATTACTTATCACATTAATAATTATACTATCAGTTAATGGTAAAAGAACTTAGACAAACGTTATTGTTTATAATCAATGTCAAGGGTCTTTCTTAAGTGATTAATATATGCATATGCAAAAACTGGATCTTCGTTTCCTACGCTAGCATATGTGATTTCTTTGCAACATTCCCGCACAATCAACTCGGCGAACTTTTCTAAAGGTATAAATGTATCATCTGGTAATTCATCTAATTTTAGATTGGCCTGTTCAGCAAGTTCTTTAATTCTTTTGTTCATAACTTTTTCCTTCTAATAATTATACTATCAGTTAATAGCAACTGCACCTACAGTCCAGCCGATAATAGCAATATAGGTAAGATAGTGTAGGGCCTGATCTAGCCCAAACCAAGTCCAAAATTTTCGATCTGCAGGGGTCAATCCTTTATTCAACTGTTGTTTTGCCCAATCCACATGATAGTGTACAGCCATATCAAATAGTGCGGCAAAAACTGCCATTGACCCTAAAATTGGCATGAGTATTAGCCATGTAAAAATAGCGTGGAACAGAGCATGATCTACGCCGCCGCGGGCACCGTAGATGCCCTTCTGCTCTAGCATATAGGGAAATTGCAGTAGAAAATCACATACAAAATGCTTGATGCCGAAGAGAGCCAACAGCAGTATGATCAGCTGTATTTCAGTCATACAAAATCTTTAAACATTTGTTTACGACCATCTTTGCCGATATGAAGATCAAAAATATCCTTAACTGTGGTCAACATGGCGCAGGCCAACATCAGCTGATCATGCCTATCGTCACACATCATGATCTGGCGATCAATTGGTTCCATCAGTTCTATCATTCTTTCTTTTACAGGTTTATTCATGTTTTTCCTTGGTAAGTTCGCACATCAATTGAAAGTGATCATAGGCTTTTCGAACGCTGGCGTGCTTCATTAATTTATCTGCTTCTTCCTGCATGGCCTTGACACCGGCTTCCGCATGATCTCTATAACTACCATAGGTCAACGGACACAATTCATCACCGAACTCTTTGGCCAACTTTTCCCAGGCTTTCTTTTGTCCGGGAGTAATCGGAGTTCGCTGTGGCTTCATCTCGCTGGCTTTGGATATGGCTCGACAGATGGCATCTTCAGCCACACGGCCTGCCGCAATCATGGCAGCATAGTTAGGATCAATATTAAAACAGCGAGACTGCCCTCCGGGGTAAGACATAACCAAGTGAGTACCTTTTGTAAAGCTATCCAACAGGTCATTATCATACTCTGCCACAGGGACATAACGTCTTCCAAGTTTTTCATAATAGATCTTTTTAGTCATGCTGTATTAGACGAAATCGTATGAACGTTCAAAGATAGGACCATCACAAATATACAGCTCGCCATCGATGCCACGCATTAGGTAGTCACCGGGCTTGCCCTGTTTGTAATTGCCTTCCAATGTGTTGACACGGAATTCCTCATCAATTTTTTTAGCATGAACAACAATAGGACGCTTAACACAGGCACCCATGTCCGCTACTTGTTCAAATGTATCAAATGTTTTCATAATTAATGTACCGCCTCTTTTGCATCTACTTCACATTCCACAACCCAATTATTGAATTGTGTAAATTTATTAACTTCGACTCCTAGGCCAACTGCTTCATTTACAAAATGTTGTAAGAGTGCGTTGTAAAGTTCGTCGGGCATGGTATCTTTATCAAATCGAATCTTCATATTTCTTCCAAGAGTTAGTGTCTGTGTCCCAATGTCTACGATCATACAAATTGAAATGTATATTATAGCCTAACAGGCCCAATGACAATTCGCATCCTGCATGATCTTGTCTAATAGTAAAGTTAAATTCAAACTCAACTATACCGCCTGAAAGATACTGTTCTATCTCCCAGCATTTATTTTCAGTAAGCTGTCCGTTGATGTTGCCAAGATAATAGAATCTTGATCGTCGCAACGGATTGTCTATACTAAAATTTAAGTGTATCATTCTGGTAGTGGAGTAAATCTAGAAAGAAAACTTTCTTGATAACAACTGTATTCTCGATTTTCGTTTTCTTGCAAACTATCGTTGATATAATGAATCCACGTATGTCCTTCTATTTGTACAATCTGTATGACTCTAAATATCTTGCCTTTGCCGTCGTCCCACTTGCTACCTTGTTTAATCATATTAAGTTCCTTTCCAATTTTCTTTTACATCTTCTGGCACCTGTACTGTCATATGTAGCATGAATCTATAGGCTTCCCATGCTGTTTTGGCTGAATGATTATTGGCCATATTGGTAGGAAACATGTCTGCCCATACAGCACCTTCGGGTATGCGGAATGCTCGAATTTCTTGTAGACGAGGTTGGAATACCTTGCCTTCTTTGAATAATCGCAGGCCTATGTCAATACACGTTTCTTCGTCTAGACCTTCTAGATAATCACGACGATAAAGATAATCTTGAATACAGAATCTAACTGCTTCTTCATCGCGAAGTGCAGTACCCGAAATGATCCAAGCAACATCGTCGTAGCTAACTTCATCATTGACAATGTCGCGTATGCAGCGACCAAAACTGAAACCTATTTTCATTTTTGTGTTCTCTGGAGTTCTTGAAGAAGTTCGTTCATCATTTTGAATTGCGATTGTATCTGTTTCTTCAATTCTTCGGGACTCTGAGTGGGCAAACACTCTGCTGAATACTGTGCTGATTTTGACATCATTGCACGTTGTTGCAGGCAAGCAGTGAGATCGTTGTAAGACACTAAAGGTGTGATAGCACCTAGATTAGTAATTAGTACCAATTGATAAAGCATTTCGACTCCTAGTAGTAGATGATATAATATTATAGCATTTATTGGTAATTAAGTCAAGCCCACTTCATTGCAAACATAGTTGCATCCTGTTCGTTTTGAAAATACCAAGCACGACCGTTTGGATCGCTGAGATCGCGGAATTTATTTTGGCAATTTTCCAAACACCATGTGAGTTTTTCGGCAAAGTCATCATCCCGCAACACTATGGCATGATAGGTACCTAATAGTGTCATTAGCTTGTTATCTACCTTGAGATGTTCTTCTGCCCGTTGAGCCCTCATAATAGTTGGAGTTGGGTCCGGATCTACCATTTACCGTTCCTTAACAACCATTCTGTTAGTCTAGCACCCTGCAGCCTGGCTCGGACCTGGTACTTGTAACCACGATCAAAATGATCTACCATTCTATGCCAGCTAGGAGTTTCAACTGCATGTTCCATTATCCATTTGCCTTGTTCGCTCTGCTGCCAGTCCCAAAGCGGTTGGGCAGCATATAGGTCTGGGTCTTCTACATCTCCCATTGTAAATGTATATACTACGATTTCTTTGGTTTCTTCTACTCGATCGTCGATTATCATATATCTATATGTATCTAGTCTAGGTCCGCGACCTATATAACCTCGAGCGGGCTCAAATTGATAGCCTTTGATTTTTGTTATTGCCATCTTAGGGTAAAATTTACAGCATCTATTTCAGATTCAAAGATAAAATCTGCACCTCTTCGTTCAAAGGCATGATTACAGTGTTCTGCAAGCCAATGTGTGATATCAACAGCATGATTATTATCTGTAAATCTATCCAACATGACTCTGCGCCAACCCAACGATTTGAGCATGCCCCACATGACTTCTCGATCTATTTCACTCTGCATCTTTGTGCCGAGTTCATCTAAGATTTCTTTTTCTAAATTTTTCATACGTTACCTCTGCCCCCAAATTTCAGCATGAACATCACAGCATCACGTTCATCTGTAAACTGAAAATACAAGGCATGATAGTGCTCTTCACGCCATAGTTCTTTACAGTTGTTTATACACCAATCTGCCATTTCTGTAATTTGAGAAAGTTGTATTTGATCAAAGTTTACTCTGTAGGGAAACACAGCTCTAGCCCTAGTGCTGAGAACTTCATTGATTGTACCTACTCTAGTCTTGGCCATTACCATATTTTAACAAGAACATTGTGCGTTTTTGATCATCATAAAAATCCAATCGAACGGTATGCTGTGATTTTTTGCCTTCGTACCATCCTAGCTCTACCACCGGCCACCATTCGCCTCCTTGTGGAGGCCTCACATAGTCAGTATCATTTACGTATTCTCTATGATCACGTAGCGTAAAACCTAAGACATCTTTCATCTTTGTTCGTGAAAGATACACAGAGGGTTTTTCACGCTGTTTAATACGCTCAAGCACACCTGCCCATTGACCGGGAGTCATCACAATTGGTTTACTCATTTAACCACTTTTGTATAATGGTGTTAGCTTCTTTCGAGTCTTTGGTATTCCAAAGCCTATATTCCTCGTTCGCCCCGTGATCACCGCCATCGAGATAGATTTTACCAATCTCTGGAAAATAATTCAAGAACGCCTGTCCAAGTCGATAGTCAGGATTACGCATGTATTCCATAATCCAATGCTGTTCAAATTCCTTGTACTGTTCTTTTGAAATCACATCCACATCAACTGGAACACAGTTGCCTCAATGTCGTCCTGAATGTAAACAGTCCACATGGGACTGCCACTATTAAAACGATGACACATATCCGCCGTCGGACAGGTACGCTTCATCCATTCTTCAAACGCATGATCATCCTCGGGGTATACCCAGCAGTACCAGCCACGTGGAGGCGGATCCAATGGAAAAGGATTTCCTGGATTAGGACTGGTGTCGCCGTCTTCAAATCTCCAATGATGCACACTGGCTTTCAAGACCAAGTCCTATGTTTTTCAGCCACCCATTCGTTGCCGTCATATTCTGCAATTTCCCATTCAACATCACCAGGCACCTCAACAATCTTTAGATTGGCGTGGGCACCGTTTGCTGCCATGCCCAAGTCTCTCACAATCTTTACAAGGTAGGGATCGTCTCTAGGAACGTCTCGATCAAACCATTTTGGATCGGTAATGCCGGCCATTTGTTTGTATTCTTTTTTAGCACGGCTGCTGAGTCCAAAACCGCCATAGCAGGTATTGATTACAATAAATTGAATACCCTTGAGAGTTTTAATCAGTTGTTCGTGTGTCATAGTTTCTCTCCGCAATGTGGACACAGTGATGAGCTCATTATACTTCCAATACAATATTAGGATTCCACCCGGTATCCTCAGTATAGCCATCGCTTTCATAACCTCTAGGATTACAAACTACACGAGTGCTACCTAACACATAATCAAAAGGATGATGAGTGTGACCGTGAGTCCACAGTTTGATCTGTGGATGATCAAGAATAAACTCACTTAGGTCACTGTGATAACCACCGTTCATGATATAGTCATGTGCATACTGAGGATGACAGCTCAAGTGACTGGGAGTGTGATGTCCCACTACCACGAACTTCTGCTCCTGAGGATAACCATCCATCACAGTTTTAAAATATTGTAGAGTCTTGCGATGACGGTCTGCAATGTCAGCAGGCTTAAGAGTTCTATAACCTGCATCATCATTGCGAATAATTCTAAAATCATTCATCATGTCCGCAAGCGCATGAAGCGTGAACGGGTCATGCTTGTTGCAGTCGGTCCAAAGTGTTGCACCCATGAACACGATATCGTTGATCACTTTGACATCATTTTCTAAAAAATAAACGTTAGGATACTTGGCACACTCTTCACGAAGGTGATCAATGCTGGCAAAAAATTTGCCATGGTAAAATTCGTGGTTGCCTGCAACATATATCACATGAGGAAATTGAAAACTGCAACGCTTTAAGAAATCACGGAATCTCTGTGACTTGAGTTGTCTACTGCCTAACATCTCTAGCATGGCCGCAGTTCTAACATTTTCGTCCTGATGGTCGTGCAGGTCTTGAGCAACCATGATGTCGCCCGAGAGAATCAGTAGGTCATAGTCAGCATCGTTGGGGATCATTATGTCCGAGAACTCTAAATGCAGATCTGAAACCAATTTAATTTTCATGATAATTTTCCGGTAATGTACATATATTATAGCACCAGTTTAAGAGTTTGTCAAACGGTTAAATACTCATATTAACTAACCCGGGAGCGAAACGATGGGCGACATATTCAAAATCATAGGTGATCTGGGCATGCCAGTTGCCGCGGCATTGGCGGGCGGCTACTTTGTCTACCTGACTATCAAGCTGTTGCTACAGGGTGTTTTGGGCAGCATCAACGGCATGAAGGGCATTATTATTGCTCTAGACAATCGTGTTAAAACCATGAACCACGACGTTATTCGCATTGATACCATTGTGTCAAACGCATTGGGTCTACGTCCAGATGCAGATCGTATAGCTCGTGCAGACGGCAAGAACGATGCAAGGAGAGACTGATGTTGTACTTTGACTATTCTTGGGACTGTAGTCCTAGCGGTATTATATTAGATCAAGAATTCAATGTGGATAAACTAGGATGGCAAGGCGGTGACTACTTTCAACTGGTTAACATTAACGGTAGGTGCTATCTCAAAAAAGTAGATCCTTTAGTAAAATTTATCAAAGACGGAGAGCGAAATGGACAAATGGATCAAATGGTATGACAGTTTGCCAGAACATACTAGAGAATATCTAAAACATCAACCGTTGTGGCATGACAGCGATCTTGCCAAGGCGGGACTGGTAGGATTTGTAATAGGATTGATATTGGGATTAACAGTGTAATCAACAAATAGGAGCGAACTATGTTGTTTGAAGCATTTCTAGTGTTTTGGATGCTAGAAGTTTTAGTTCTAGCATCAGTGGCAGTATGGTATTATTATGAACCCATAGAAAAAGAAAAGAAAATCTGGGATCCTTGGGGAATCTGGAAGGAGGTAAAATAAATGGATGTCGTAGAACTTATAAACAAATATGGATTCCCAATTGTTATGGCAGTTGGAATGGGCTTCATTATCAAGTATGTTTGGGAATGGGCCACCAAAGAAGTCAAGCCTGTTATCTCAGAAGCCAACACTGTGCTTATCGCTCTCATTGATCGTATCCGAATGTTAGACAACGATTTGATTCGACTTAACCAAAAGGTTAATACTGTATTACACCTGCGTGGTAAAACGATCGAATATGAACGTGTTGAAGCTGAAAAGAAAATCAACGAACATGCAGACGACAAAGAAGCAAAGGGCGGTAGTTCTTAATCACTTGCTTGTTGCTATAAAGATGCCATCCCAATCAGCAGGTAAGTCTTGAGTTAGTTGGAATTCGCAACGTTCAATCCACATGTCGTAGTACTTGTCCATTTTACCATCAAACTCGCCTTTTAAAGAATTACATAGTTCAATAGCACCTTTAAAATCTTGAGCACGATATAAACTGTGCATCCTGTCATGTTCAGGTTGTGTTTGCAAATATTCAGACATAGCACCTACATCTGTGTCTAGTACTGTATAGATAGCGATACCCACACTCTTGCCTTTAACTGCTAGATCATCAATCTTTAAAAAGAAAAAGTCATCTTTACAGCGTTCAACAGTTGCTCCGCCTACCAGTAATACACATCCGTATTCTTTACACTTGCTTTCGATACGTGCGGCTGTTGAAACAGCATCTCCTAAAATATCGTAGCTGTGCCTTGCACTAGAACCCATCTCTCCAATGTAGCCTAGGCCCGTGTTGATACCTGCACCCATGGCAATAGCAGGACGACCTTCTGCTACAATTTTATCGTTAAATTTCTCTACTGCTTTCAACATGTTAAGACCTGTACGCACTGCTGTTTTTGGATGATCAGCATCGTCGATAGGAGCATTGTGTATGTGCATACTTGCATCACCAATGTACTTGATTACCATTCCGTTTGCATCTAGAATAGGCTGTGTAATAGCATCCATGTATCCGTTCATGATACGTGTAAGTCCTTTAACGTCATCACCAAAACTTTCACCTAATGGTGTAAAGCCTCGTAGATCACTAAAACAAATTGACACTTCACGCTTCATACCATCTTTGATGAGTGCAGGATTTTCTGCTAGCATACGAACTACAGTGGGACTGGCATAGCCAGCAAACTGTTTCTTTATGGCCTGCTTCTGCAGGAACTCACTTACAAACTTGACACCATAAGTATGAAGAGCAACGATAATAAGCCCAAACGCGATTGCAGTCGCATCTGATAGGATGAGCCAATTATTGAAAGCGTAGATAGTACCAGGAACGACGGCACCAACAATAACCACAGCAGCACAAATTCCAACATAAGTCCACCTCGATAAGAAAATTAACAATATGCCGAATGCTAGTAATGCTAGGATTTCAACGCCGTCGGCATAATCGGGACGTTGAATTACCACTCCATTAATCATAGTACCTATTGCTGCCGCTTGTACATCCTGCGGCCATACTGCACCTTTACTTGTAGGCAAAGGATTAGCAATGCCTGCGGCTGTCGGACCTACTATAACTATAGCACCATTAAAGTTTTTGGGCAAGTCCAAAAGGCTTGCCTGTTGGTTCTCTTGACTCCAATCGATCCATACACGACCTAGGTTATCTGTAGTAATAGGACCAAACTTAGGTATGCGCATTTTCTCAACACCGTTCTCGTTGAGCTTTACTTGGAATGTGGAGTCGCCGGCAGCAGCACGAAGTGTTTCCATAGACATACTAGGATACAATTTACCGTCAACAGATACAATCAACGGTAGTCTACGATTAACACCGTCTACTTCTGGTAGTGTGCTAACTATCCCAATGCCTGCCGCTGCATTTTCTAATTGTGGTACGTTGGCAATAAGTCCGGGATATTGTACGATTTGGTCCTGCCACTCTGGTCCTAGTACTGCTGATCCTGGATTACGTGGTGTATTTTTAGTTTTTTGTGCCGGCACGCTGCCTAGTACAACTGGATATTGTTTTAGAGCCGTTGCGAGAATACCATCACCACCAGTGCGGTCAGGCTCATGGCCACTGGCCATATTTGTCTAAGGCTGCTTCATCTATGTTGACCGTATAGATGTTATTGGCAGTTGGAGTTTTTTGTGTAATCAGTGTGTCAAAGTATCGTAGTCTTACACTTTCTACAAAGCTAGGATCGGCAATTCTTATACTTAATATAAGTGCCAATGTCAGTAGAGCGGTCCACGGACTAGTTAGTATTTTTTTCATCATATAGGCGTGCCAAAAGTTGAAACGGAGTCGGAGCCTGTGCCCAATATGCACGTAGTGGTTGGAGTCATTTTAAGCAATGTCCAGTTTTGAGTTTTTTCATTGATCCAAAGAGAATATACAGATTTATCGTTGACGTGTAAACCTTTCCAGGATAATTTTTCTTCAAATTCTTTCTCCAGCACTGAGATAACTTTTTGAGTATCGTCACAGACGATAGGATAGTCATATCTAAATTGGGCGTTGACTAGGCTGGGTGAGCAGACGAGGAACGCCAGTAGCAGTGAACGCATTACCGGCTCCTTAAAATAATATTTACCAGTTATCTCACCAACATGGCAAAGCTAAACATCACTGTAGGCACAGCTATGGCCATGAAACTTATACCTATCAACACTCTATCTATCATATCAGAATGTGCCTGTATCCTGGCATTTTTTATGTCTGCTTCTAGTTTAGCACGTTCTTTATACATACGCACTCGTTCAGCCATCATTTGTTCCCAGACATCACCATTACCACTGTATATCAACAGTTCTTTGAGTTGTTTTTCTGCATCCCTAAGTGCCTTACTCTGCATGGCAATTTCTATTGACATGGCCCTAATCTGTCCGTCAGTAAGAATTTTTTTGCTTGTTTGTACCGCTACGTTAGCACCGTGAATCTTGTCGCTGTTTTCAAAGAATTTGGCAAACTGTCCGTAGAGGCTATTGACATCTTTGCCTAGAGCAATGGCTTTTTTGATATAGCTCACTGACTGCTGTGCGGCGGTGAAGGCAAGACCAATTGTGATAGGATCGATCATGTTTTCTTAGGATCCTTGGGTTTTGGGGGAGGTTTAGACCACTCTACACATACGACCTTGCGATTGTAGACATCACCAGTCCAAGTCCATTTTACACACCGAGGCTCATCGGGGTTGAATCCAGCCAGAAATATGCTTAGAATTAGGTCCATTGTCGCTCCGTACCTGTATGGTATTTAGCGGTATTATTGGCCCTGCGTCACTGTGATTTTGGCACATCCGCCTGCTGTGGTGCAGTTATGTGTAATTGAGTAGTAGTTCTGTGTGCTGCCGCTTTGTGTTAGGCTTAGATCAGTGGGTGTGCCGCTGAGATTGACTTTGGCCATATGACTGGCTGAACCTTGCTGTGTAATATCAACGTTTTTGTTTCCACCACTTAGGGTAACTTCTGCATAATGACTTCCACTGTCTTTTTGTTGTACGATTAGACTGTTGTTGTTTCCGCTGACATCAGCAAATATTCCTTTAGAACCACCTGTGCTGGTCTGTTGAAGATCTACTGTATTGAAATTGCCCACTACTCTAAGATCCGTATAATTGACCTGCGTTGAGGCATTGCCCTGTTGCACAATGTCGATGTCGTTGCTTAGGCCATTGCCGTAGTAATTAACATAGTTGTTTTGTGTGCCGGACTGTGTAACGGTAATAGTGTTTTGTGTTCCGATCTGTTCTATATGTACTTGACTGTCTGCTGTGGTTCTGTTAGTGAATGTCATAACTTTGGCTGTGTTTGCTGAGTTGGCATTAAATGCGGCAGCACTCCCGCCACAGCACAAAGGAGGAGGAGTATATATCCCGCCACCTGCTAATGTTCCTTGTGGATCATCTACATCGTAAAGCAATCTAATCTCAGCCACTTGGAACGCATCGCCGCCGTCTCTGGATCCGGTGAATTCTATTTTGTAATAACTGTAAGCAGTGACATTGCTTAAACTATAAACAGTACTGGCTGTAAGCCTGCCAGTAGGCAATGATATTGCTTGATGTGACACCAGCACCCAGTCAGTGCCATTAATGCTGCCCCATACTCTAAATCCTGTTGGGTCACGGTTAGATGCGTCATTGGCTGTGACAAACTGAATTTTTTGTACGGCTCTAGTTGGAGAATATGTGCCATCTGTGACAAATTGCACCACAGCCCAAGCACCTTGACTTCTAAGTCCAAACCATTTACTGCCGTTGTTGTTGTCAAATGCTTCGTGTGCTTGTTCACTGCCAATAGGTTGACTGCCTGCTGTATATGTTTTCCATTCATAACTAGTGACTCGTGTAAAGTTCGTACCGTAAGTGGGAGGCGGAGGTGCCGCATTACTAGGAGTAGATGTGGCAGTCTGCCCTGAACTTAACGGGACTGTGGAATAAGATGCATTAGCATAAGTGTCGGCCTGTTGTATAGTTGGATTAAGTGTACCAGTCCACGATACTCCGCTGGTATTTGACATACCCGAGCTGCCACTGAATAGCTGTCCTGTATTGTTGTCATTGCCTACAAAGAAGAAATAATCCGGACCCATGTTGACAATTTTACCTGTGCCTATGGTTCCTGCTAGTGTGCCGTTGCTGTTGTAAACTTTGCCTTCGTAGGGAAAGCTAGCATTGCCAGTTAAAGTAAACTGGACATACTGTCCAGTTTGCCACGACCATTGTCCAGCGGTCCAGGGTATTTTATACATAATGCCTGGATTCTTACTGTAGATTTGGCAGGTTGTTGTGTTCAAACAGGCATTGACATTCCATTGGCTGTCTGCAATTTGGTATTGCCCAAACTTTATATCGGTTAAGGCACCAAAGGCATTAGAGCAGAACAATAACATCAAAAAAATTATTCGTTTCATGGACGTCTCAACACCCCAGTCTTCTGTACAATGTTTACAACGTTGCCTCCCGGGTCTCCGCTGCCAATAACTGTATATGCATACTGATCATCATGACTGATGGAAACAAATGTGTTGGAATTGTAGCCCGATGTTTTCACTTCAGCATAGTGATCAATGTTGGTACGATAAGCTATACCGCGTCCTCGACTTTCGATGTCCGGCGAATCTGACTTTTCCCAGGCCACACACACTGCTGTGCTGGCATTACAACCTGCTCGACCTAGGGATTCTTCCAATATTAATAGTCTAGCACGTTCGATAGATTCGTCAGCTTCACGTGCTCGCTGTGCAATTTGTCGCTGTGCTTCAGCTTCAGCTTCATCGGCTTCTTGATCTCGTTTGCTGCGTGCCTGTTCTCGGATGGCCTGTGTGATTTCAGGTGGTGCCAGCAAGATCATGTTGTTGCTGATTTTGCTCTCTACAGTGTTGATCACTGTGGGTGCAGTGGGCATGTTGTTGGCACTGCCCACAAATGTAGCTTCAAATGCCTTATCTAATGTGACTGTACCTGCGTCCGTGGTGACCAAAATACTGCCCACTTTGCAACGGTTTTCCTCCAGCTCATAGGTCTTGATGTCGCGATCATCCTTGCAACTAGGCACCAACACAATTAGACTCTGGCCAGTTTCGTCCACAGTCATGGTAAAGTCAGTGCCTCGTACCGCCACTGTGGCTGTAGGAGTTTTGATGTTGACCTGTTGTGGATTGTTTTTGGCTATCTGACCTGACGCATAACGCACAGTGCCCATCCCCACCTTCATGGCCAGTTTGCCTGCGTCTGAGTTTTTTGGATCGTATACAAAATCGTCAATCACCAGTCTAGAATTTTCAGTTACCTTAACTTTGGTTTCATCACGAAATGTAATGCTGCTGGCACATGCACCAGTGGTATAGGTGTCCATGCTTTCAATAGCTGCACCTTTGATACCAGACAATTTTTTCTTGTTACGTTCAACTTCGCAGGCAGTGCCCTTGTTTTCGCTAACCGTGCCAATGGCAGCCCATGCAGGACTCACTGCGGACAACAACAGTGCCAGCATCAGCCACCGCACAGTTATCTCGCTATGGCTGACACAGGTGCCACAATAGCTGAACTGCTGGTTCTCACAGTGACAGTGTTGTTGCTGCCTTGTGTTTGGATATTCACTGTGGTGTCATTGGTACCTTGTTGCTGAGTGGTAATGCTGTTGAAATCGCCCACTGTGGCCATGGCCAACACATGCCCATTAGCTCCGGCAGCATCAATTTGCTGTATGTTGAACACATTGCTGTCGCCTGTGATAGCGTTGGTCACTGTGCCACGGCTGCTGAGCAGGTCACTGGTGATTTGATTGCTGTTGCCAGTGATTGTGGTAGTAGTAACAATTTCGTTGCCCACTAGATTCTGTATGATCATGTTGCTGTTACCAGTGATAGTTTCTGTGATCACATTGTCCTGGTTGGCAGCCGCATTGGCATTGCCCACGGTTAATCTAGTTTGATTGCTGTTGCCTGTCACAGTGCTGTTGTAGGTGTTGAGGTTGCCCATGATGTTGTACTGCGCGGAGTTGGCATTGCCAGTCTGCGTGATGCCTACAATGTTGTTGCTGCCTGTAATAGTGCCATAGTTGCTGGCGCTAGGTGCGTCTGGAGTCAGTGTAGTGATACCTGTGCCAGCCACTACTGTGGCAGTGGTCGTGGTCACTCCACCAACATTGTTGGTACCACCAACTTGTTCAATGGTGATAACGTTGCTGCTACCAACCTGTTCAATATAGACCTTATTGGGTCCTGTGGCAGACTGCGCCCAGACTGTGCTGGCGCCCATGAGCATTGCCACTGCAAGTAATTTTCTCGACAACTCGCCACTGCCTGTCATTCTTTTTTTCATCTTGTGTCTAATGTTGGTTTATTGTTTGCCAACAAGTCCTTGGTCTTAAGACCGTTAATGTTCCTTATAATTTATTTAAGTCACTGCATACAGAAATTATATACCGCTGTTAAATTGTTAACATGTTAAAATTTTTACATGTTTAAATTACAACACCTTTTTGAACTGACAATTCTTCTTACCAACTAGGTTCAACATCATTTTTAGGTGCCTGTTTCTTTACTTCTTGCTTGATTTCTTGCTTGATTTCTGATTCGGGCTCGATAGCTTTGCCTGTTCCATTGCCTTGTCCGCCATTGGGCTGCTGTGGTGCGGGGTTAGGTGCACTTTTGGCAGGGGCGGATTCTTTGGGGGTTTGTGTTTGAACCAACTCATTCTTTTCCTCCTTGAAACTCCAATGTCCTTTACGGGCGCCTTCATTAATAGTCTGGACCACTGCGGCCTGCACAGCCACGTCCACTGCTCTGTTGATACTTTCGTTAATGCTGCCGCCAATCTCACCTTCCACGGCATTGGCATTGGCTCCCAGGGTGGTGCCATCGCCTATGAAACGTAGCAGGGTCAATTTGTCCATGTAACTCAACACAGTTTTAGTCACGGTAACAGTTGTGAGTATTTCACCAGTGGCCACACTGACTGCTCTTAGAGTCACTGTTACAGTGTCACTTTGATATTGTGTTGATGCACCGATACCAAAAATTCTCACTCCCGACCCGCCTGTGAGTGTATTTGAATCGTAGCCAACAATACCACCTTCCATTATGATACCAGCAAACAACATTGGCGGTAGAGGTTTGGCATCCTTGCCTTGATACTGTTCACGCATCTGACGTATCATCTGTCGTTCTTTGATCAGATTGTCCAGGCCCCCACGTTCCAGCACAGTGAACCAACGTTGATCACCTACATCTTGTAGAGCTTTGATTAGATAGTTGTCAGCACCCTGTGTCACAGCTGAACTCAGCGATGCAATCAAGGGCTGGCTTTTACGTTGTCCTGTTAGATCACGGAATCCATAGACAGCTACAGCCACTGGTCCGCCTTGTGGTGGGCGTAGTTTGTTTTGTTCTTGCTTTAGAAACTTGCTGGCTTCGACTCGAGGCGCATCAAATTGATTGCCGGTTATTTTTTCACGTAAGGCCGAGCTTGATGCGCAACCAGATAAGACTGCCACTACCGCTAGAGATAACAATGTGTGTTTCATTGCTTATCCCCCAAATCCAAACGTACCACTTGGCACAGTTATTTCTGTATACTGTCTTGGATCCAAGACGTTTTCAATTCTAACAACAATATTAGTTCCCACTACTTTCCAAGTGATGTTGTTGCCGGCTACTTCCATTTGACCGCAATTGCCTGCACTATTTGCTGAACACACCGGCACTCCGTTGACTCCAAACAGACTATCTGTGATCTGTTTTGCCAACTGTGAATAGATGCGGCTTTCCAAGTTGGCTTGAAACTTGGCTTGTGGTGTGTTTAATGCATCGCTTTCTGCTTTGGCTTTGAGTGCATCGGCAGCATTTTTGTTCTTGTCTCTGGCCTGAGTTTCTAGTTGGTGTATTGTGAGTACGTGTGAACTATAGCCAATGCCACTAAAGGATGGACTATTAAAACTGTGTTGTAATTCTGCTGCGCCGACCATTGATGCTGCAATAATCAACATGGCGGCGGCTATAGATTTAACCATCGATTCGCTCCCGGTAGTTACTGTTAGTATTTACGTGGGGACGAACTAGAATTATGTGCTGCGAGAATTATTTACGTAGTTGGGAGGCTGAAACTAAAGCCGCCTTTGATTTGTCTACCTGAGTACCAGTTGGCTTCCATCTTGGCTTTATCTTTAAAATTTGGGGGATAAACAACGTTAATTGTTTTTACTGTTGCATCATCACCCGATGCACCTACTGCACTCTTTACCTGAACCATTGCAGAACTATTTAAAAAACTACGAATAGCTTCTCCAAAGTCGATTGCAGGATCTGAATTTACTTTGTTTGCTACTAATGCAGCCACTCTAGCAATACAAATAAATCCTACAAAGCTACCGCTTTTATAACCTCCCATGGTAAAAATACGTTGTAATATCTTGGGAACTTTTACAATGTCTTCTGGGGTGGCAGTTTTGACCACTGCCGAAGGGTTGGTTTTATCTCCTGAGAGCTGTTGTTTAGGATCTCTAGGATTAGACAACAATTGTTTAATGGCATCTGCTTCTTGTTGATCGATTAATGCAAGTTCAACTCCTAGCACTAAAGGAGCATAACGCTGATGTTCTTTGCAAACATCTAGAATTCTAGCTGCTTCCGCAAACTTTTTAATGTATGCTTGTCCTGTAGAAGATTGTGCAGAATCTTCTTTGGCCTTGTGTATGTTGCCAATAGAGCCTTTAGCGCCTTGTTTGCCTTTTGAACTTACTGCCAGTTCAATTCCACCTTTTTGTATGTAGCTGTCAACAAGACCATTAATTAAAGATACGGGATAACTGATGGTTGCACCAGATAAATCGCCACCTTTGAATACGTCGGCAATTGCCTCTTGCATTTGTCCACTTACCTGTGGATGACCAGAAATCATTGCGATTGGAGCAAACACTTCTCCAAAGTCATCTTGAATAGCAGGTACTATTTTTCCTGCTCCAGGAAATACAATAGGTTCACCGTTGACCGCAGCATTTAAACCAGCAACTAGCATTGCACCGTCTTTATGGGCCGATATAGTTTTAATAACAGATTGTGCTGTGCGAGATCTTGAATCTCCAATACCTACGTCTAGGGGTTTTAATGCTGATTCGGATTTAACCGCAGAACTTGTTTTCTTGTCTTTGCCACCTGCCGTTAATCCGGCAACGGTTCTAGCTTCGGTATCAGAAATTGTATTATTAGGGTTTTTACGATCGTAGAACTTGCCAATCAGGATTTCTTTTCCGTCATCTGCTTCAAATCTTGCATAGGCAAAAGATTTGCTTCTATTTTGAGGTTTGTTAATCCAGATAATTTTGCCCTTGTCACCACCGGCCTGTTCAAGTGCTGCGGCTTCCATGTCTTGCATGGTAGGATATTGTTGTTCTTCCCCGGCAGGAAATTCCCAATTCCAGTTTTGGAATTTAAATTCAATACCATTAGGGTCTGTATAAATTTCGCCGGGAGTTCCGCCTTTTAGGCCTACTGCTTCGATTAAAAATTCAAATACTCTCATAGCTAATATTTAGCTGATTTCTGGGAACAGGCATTCTTGAATAAACACCCTTACATCCTCTTCTGAAAGTCCTAAACTAACCATTACACGTGGTGTATGTGGGTTCTGTTTTTGATTTTCGCAGTAGAAATTCTGTGCAGATCTAGTGTCGTTTGCAGTATTGTTAGTTTCAGCTACTGTACCTAGATAATGATGTATGCCCGCTTTTGCCATGGCAATAATCTGTGCTAATTCTTCATCATCACTAACGTTGCCTGCAGCCACCATACTTGGACTGAAAATACGTTCTGCCCAGTCGGGTAATTTGCGAGTCTTATTCCATTCTAACTTTTGTGCTTCGTCTGCAAACCAATCCATCATGGCATGCTCTTTATCGCCTGCGGCTGAATAATCGTAGAAGCAGCCCGTAATCTTGTTCTTGCCAGCAATAACATCAAATCCAAAAATAGGAGCAGGATTATGTGTATGCGGAAAAATGCAACAGTGCATCATCCAAAGACCTTTGGTCTCACGGGCATCTACTACGTCCACGTGAGCTCTACGATAACTGTCACTGGTCCAAACACGATTAACCCATCCGGGACTGTTAAAGCGATCCATTCCAGGTTCGAATACTTCTGTTCCTGTTTTAGTAAACTGATCTATGAATAGCGTTTGCACTTCGATCAGTGTGTCCCAAACTTTACTTGTTGATGTTTGCAATTTCCATCATCTCTTTAAAAAATTGTGTAGCAAAATCAAAACAAACCTTGGCTTCGTCTGCCATACTGTCGTCGATTTTTAAACGGACTGCTGCTTTTAGGCTATCGGCATCTTCGAAATGATAGTATTTGCCAGAACCTGGAACTTTCTTAGCAATCATCTGTCCGCCAGCAAGATCACCCATGTGTCGTACATAGATGTGTGCCATCAGCAGTTTAGGATCATCTTTAATTTTCATGATGTGATCCATATACTGCTTTGTCACTGCACACATTTTGGGTCTATCTTCATCGTCTGATCCCCACAATTCTTCGAAGTCAGCTCTAATGGCCTTGGCCCGTAGGATTCCCGGCATGTCAGACAGTAGTCCGTGCGGCATGGCACACACTTCTAACAGCTCATACATGGGAAATTGATTGTAGAGATAGGTGGCATACAGTTTTGGATCTATAGTTCCTGAAAACAGGATTTTTACAAACTCCTGTCTTTCGGCATTGGTGTGATTGTCTTTGGTTAATTCTCGTAGGCTCATTATATGGTTCCGTTATTATCTGAAACGTAGTATCAGCATGACAAGATCCTGTTCACTATTGAGTTTGAGAATGTAATCGTTGACATTGAATCTTTGATACTGCCAACGTGTTCCCAGTGGACCAAAAGCTGATTCTACAAATCGTATTATACTTAGTTTGCCGGACTTGCCACTAGCCTGAGAACTGGGACGCTGATCTCTAAAGTGTACCCAGTAACCAAATCTACGTGCTCCTGTAAATTGATGTTTGATTAATCGCACATCATCAAAGGTCATTCTTCTTGTTCTAGTGTGATACGCAACGGAAACCCATTGCTTCGTGCCAGTTGAGTTGATTCTATGCCTTTGGTCTCAGCAATTTCATGCGTGTATACTCCCGCCACAGCACTACCAGAATTATGTATTTCTAGAGTGATATCTTTGGCTGCACTTACACTGTGTTTGAATATGTCTGTCAACAATTCTATCACAAACTCCATGGGCGTTTGTTGATCATTGAGCACGATCACTTTCCACATTTTAGGTGGCTGTAAACTTGTTACAATTTTTTCTTCTATTTGAATTTCGGTGGTCATTTTTGTTTCTCCAAATGGGGGATTTCTCCCCCATTGATTATTTAACTTCCACAATGTCAATTACACGTGGCTTTTCAGACTCAGGAATGTTGCGGATCAATTTCACAATCAGCATGCCATTACGAATTTCTGCACCTGCAACTTCAATGTGTTCGGCAAGTGGAAACTCACGAACAAAGTCACGGGTAGCTAGACCGCGATGTAGATAAACAATCTCAGGCTGTTCGTGACGAACAGATTCTGCTCCCTCGCCTTTTACTGTGAGAACATTTGATTCTACAGTTACGGCAATTTCCGATTTTTCAAACCCGGTCACAGCAATTTGAATCTCGTACTGATTTTCACCAGTCTTGAGTATATTGTGTGGGGGATAGTTGTTGGACACACTGTTGGCAAATCTGCGTTCCATTTGGTCGAACACGGTGTCGAATCCAATCAGTGCTCTATTAATAGCTTCAATTCTCTGTAATGCGTTATTGTTCATAATAGTCTCCTTATAAAGTAAGAACAATTGGGGCCCCTAAGGTGCCCCTATTGACAATTAGTTGGGTTTGGTCTCCGTGAAGGTAGCATCAACTACATTGTCATCTGCTTTGGCTTCAGGTTGAGGCTGTGCTGCTGCCTGTTCCTTGGCCTGTTTTTTATCCAACAATGTTTTCATTGCAGGATAAACCTTTTCAAGTTCAGATTTGATCTTGTCAGCATCATTTTCTTTCATAGCATCTTCTACTGCTTTAATTGCTGTTTCGATGTCTGTTTTTTCTGTGTCTGTAAGATCATCTTTGAACTCTTCAAGATCTTTCTTGGGTGCCTTTGTCTTTAGCACTGATATGCATGATACCGTTAGCATCGATATCGAATGTGACCTCGATCTGTGGCTGTCCGCGACGTGCTGGAGCGATACCTTCAAGGTTGAATTCTCCTAACAGTTTGTTATGTTGTACAAGCTCACGTTCACCTTGGAACACCTTAATGGTCACGGCAGGTTGATTGTCTTCTGCTGTTGAGAACACCTGCTGTCCCTTAGTAGGAATAGTTGTATTCTTTTGAATAACCTTGGCAAACACACCTCCCATAGTTTCGATACCTAGACTCAACGGAGTCACATCTAACAACAGAACGTCATTGCGATCACCGCCTAGAACAGCACCTTGTACTGCGGCACCAGCGGCCACTGCTTCGTCTGGGTTGACATCTTTACGAGGAGCCTTACCAAACAACTTTTCTACAGTTTCCTGCACCTTTGGCATACGTGTCATACCACCAACAAGAATCACTTCATCAATGTCGGCAATATTAATGCCTGCGTCCTTGATAGCAGTTTTACATGGACCAACTGAACGTTGGATCAATTCATCTACCAGCTGTTCTAGTTTAGAACGACTGAGAGTAATGTTCATGTGCTTGGGACCACTGGCGTCTGCTGTGATATAGGGCAAGTTTACAGATGTTTGGGTAGAACTAGATAATTCAATCTTGGCTTTTTCAGCAGATTCTTTTAGACGCTGGATTGCCAAAATATCCTTGGTTAGGTCGACACCCTGATCTTTCTTGAACTCTTCAACTAGGAAGTCCATGATGCGTTGGTCAAAGTCTTCACCACCTAGGAAAGTATCTCCGTTAGTGCTTAGTACTTCGATCTGTTTATCGCCGTCGACGTTGGCTATCTCGATGATGGAAACATCGAATGTGCCGCCGCCGAGGTCGTAAACAGCAACTTTGCGATCTCGCTTATCAGCTTTATCAACGCCATAGGCAAGAGCTGCCGCAGTAGGCTCGTTGATAATACGGAGTACCTCCAAGCCTGCGATCTGGCCAGCATCCTTGGTAGCTTGTCTTTGGCTATCGTTAAAATATGCAGGAACTGTGATAACAGCTTGTGTAACTGTTGTACCAAGATAATCCTCTGCGGTCTTTTTCATCTTGCGCAGGACTTCTGCTGAAATCTGTGGAGGGGCAAGTTCTTGATCGTTGACGCGAACCCAGGCATCTCCGTTCTTGGCTTCCATGATTTCGTAGGGCATGAGGTCAATGTCTTTCTGGACAGCTTCCTCTTTGAATTTACGACCAATCAAACGCTTTGACGCATAGATTGTGTTTTTGGGGTTTGTAACTGATTGACGCTTTGCACTTGCACCTACAAGAATTTCATCTTTGCCATAGGCCACGATTGAAGGTGTAGTTCTAGCACCTTCTGCATTTTCAATTACTTTGGCTACGCCGTTTTCAATAACGGCTACACATGAGTTTGTGGTACCTAAATCGATACCAATGATCTTAGACATAATTATCTCCTTATAAAGTAAGATCTAGATTGTGAGCACTTTGCTCTATAAACCGCCCGCTTTGGTGCAGCTTACGATTTTTATTTATATCAAATATTCTCTAAATTCTGAATATTTGACCATTTTTTAAGTTTTTCTATTTTGGCAGCCTGCGCCCGCTCGATATTAGAATATGATACAATATCCATACTTTGTAAGATATCAATCATAGCCAACATATCGCCCAGCTCTTCTTCCAGGTGTTCCCTATTAGTTTTAGGTTTTCCTGGTTTATAGTTATCCAATCCAAAGCGGCTGATTTTACTAACTGCTTGAATTACTTCTGCACATTCTTCTTGAAGAATGTCCATTACTTCTTTGATTTGTGTGTCCATATATTATCGTGTGCTCGCAAATGGAGCGATATAACTACCGTTGCTCATTGTGCTGGTGCGCAGAGCCTTGTAGACATTTTGTACACCTACCGCTTGATTCCAAGCGTCTTCCAGAGCGTGATGTTTTAGCACAGGAGGACGATTGGGATTGATACCCACATCAAAAATTGTACGAGTATCTCTAACTTCCCAAAAACTCCAAGGAATAGCTTTACCAATTTTACGGAAATACCATTCTAGAATAGTAACGTCAAATCCAGCACCGTGACTCCATACTCGTTTAGCACCCCAACAGAATTTGTATAGTTGGTCTAAAGCAATATGGATATTAATCCTATCATCGGGATTAAACGCTTCATCTTGAGCAGCCTGGCTTTGACTGGCCCACCAATCCAATGTACTTTGACTGACGGTTGCCCCTATGTGGTCACAACTGTCAATGTCTACACGGGTGTAGAATTTAACAGCAGAAGATTCATTGACTTCATCACCAAAGGGATCAAATTTAACTGCTCCAATTGACAAAATAGTTGCTGAGGGGAGTACATCAAGTGTCTCCAAGTCGATCATAATATCTGTGTTCATACAGTTATTATACTACCTTTCTGACAGAATGTCAATAGATTAAAACATTTTCTTGGGAAGTTGATTTTCACGTAGTTTCTTGCGCCATCTGGCCACTGCTGCACCTTTGAGACGCTTGCGCATGGTTGTGGGTTTTTCGTAAAACTCTTTTTGTCTTAATTCATCGAGAATACCACTTTCTTCAACTTTCTTTTTGAATCGGCGGAGAGCTTGATTGATATTTTCGTTTTCTTTAAGAACCACTGTTCTTCCTAGAGTAACTCTTGATTTATTCATAATTTTCTATGGTTAGGTTAAGTAAAGATTCACAATCTTCACTAGCATATATAGCCTTTGCATTGGCACGTGATAAATTTCTTAGTGTTCCAAAATAGTGTGAATTTTTTTGAGCGCAGATGTATCCTATGATAAGACTGTTTGCGCTATCTGCGTTGAATATGATTAGATTGCTCTTGGATTTTTTGTCCAACAGCCAATCCGTGTCGTGATCAGATGACCAAAGATAGGTTATGATATCATGTTGAGATTTCAAATTCAACAGACTGTCTGAAATGATTTTGGTTTGTTCAGTATTGAGATCTACTAACAACAATCTAAAACCATCAATCAATACATCGTCAGGCGCAGTGACCACAACTACCTTGGCTGTCATCCTTGTCCTTTGACTTGTTTGACCTTTTGCCAGATTGTAGATTCATTCTGCTCGGCATTTTGAACATAGCCCACTAGCTTTCCTGAATCTTGCGAATCTGTTGACCCTGTTCCCGTTCCATCCATGCTGTTATCTTTTTTTTTAGTTTCTTCAACTTGTTCCAGAGCCCATTTCGCTGCTTCTTCTGCGGCTTCGTTGTCTGTGAAGTCGGGGGCAGCTTTTAGATACTCTTCCCAAGGAAGACGATCAATAGAACCATTTTCTAAAAGACGTCTGTGTCTTTTTAAAGAATCGTTCGGATGATCGTGTTTCCAGTTTCTCTTGGCTTCTCTAATCTCAACAGTGTCATTTTCGTCGTAGTCGTCATCGTCATCATGCAGTTCCTCAGACGCCGTTATATCACCTCCTAGTGCGGTCGGCTGTGTTGTGAAAGGATCTACGACAGGTTCTGTGTGTGTTGTTTGTATATATGCGGCTGCAGGAAACGGCCATAAACTTGTGGCAGGCGATATAAAAGGTTCTGATTTCGGAGTGTCTTCTTCATCAACAGTAAGGCTATCATCTTTGCTATCTGTTGGTATGTTATTTTCTAGAGATTCTTTAGATTCTTCTTCGGCTCTGCGAAACCACTGGAAACTGTATTGGCTGGCCAGCAGCAATATCACTGCCAACGGGTCAAATACTGAGACGATAATAATAATCACCCAGGTAACTGCTTTTTCAAGAATATTGGCATCGGGATTGCTGCCATACACAAAGGCAGCTATGTATTTGATAGGACCAACTTCGGCTTCAACCTTGCGTATTTCTGCCGCGATTGGAGCACGTTCTTCATTGAGTGTGGCTATGGCCTTTTGCGATTTAGCAATGTCTGAATTTATCTGAGCTCGTTCTTTGGCCTGACGTTGGCGCATGGCATTGGCATTAACAGCCCCTTGATCTGTTTTACTGCGGGCGATGGTTTCGTCAATGGTGGCATCCATCTGCTTCAGGGCCTTGCGGCCTGCTTCGATGTTTTCACGTTCAGTTTTTATTTTTTCGTCATAGATAGCAATTTTACTCTGCACATCTCCAGACACCAATGTTTGATCACTGTGTGCTTTTGATAGAAAACCAAAGATGCCCATGGAAGTGATTACCATAAGGATGGCAATGGCGCCTATGAGATAGCTTCTAATATAGATAGGAGCTCTATCCCAATTAATTTTTAACCACACAGTGGCAATTAATTTACTGACTTCCAGTACAACACCCATAACAATAATAGGGATGGCGGCTGCTGCAAAAATGCTGACAAGACCCGCCACGCTGTACCAAATGGCCACCGCAGAAATGGTCAGCCCGCTGAGCAGGGCCAGCCAGGCAATAATTTTATCGCTGAGATTTACTTTCATGTACAATATTTATTCCCTTATCCAGCGCCAATTACTGCTCGCATTTGAGAAACAGGCTGTGCTACTCAATGTTTTTTGTACACCATACGCTATGGCCTGCACATGCATCCTCCTACAATAACCCGATCCGGGGGGCCATGTCATCACAGGCACCGCAACACCGCTGGCATCTCGTTTGTACCATTCAACAGCCTCACCATTTTCTGCAAACATCACAGCATGGTACAGCGCCTGAGTGTAAGAATCTTTTTGATCATTGTCCAGCGTTTTGAACCATCCAAAAGATAATTGCGTAACTTCATTGATAAACGAACCTGAGCGATACTCGAAAAATCTAGGATTACTGATTTCACTAGCCAACGCTGGGCTAGTTGCGACCAGTATTAACAATTTCCCAGCTACCATCCAACTTTTGACAACTGACGCCTTTGCGTTGAACATCACGGCCTCCAATTTGCATCCAATAAGTAAATTCACCACAATTAGCTGACATGCCTAATCGTGCAGTGGTAATTCGTTTGACATCATCGTCCGTGCATTCTAACACAGTTTTACTATCAACAGTTTCTCGATTTTGAGTAGTGATAGTTTGACTGGTATAACAGTACTGCGGCTTGTTGGCTGCAACCTTAGGAGAGGAACTACAGCCAAACAACGATACCGCAAGGATCGTTAGAGCTAGAATTTTCATCACTGTGCCTTGGCCTGTTTAGCTTCAGCGATCAATTGATCAAACACAGGCTTTGGCATTTCTAGACGCACAAAGGTATAGTGACGACCTTGCATGGTAAAATGTGCAGTCTCAGTTTTCAGATGTTCGCGAATAGTGGTGCTCTTTACCACATATGAGATCGATGTCTTTGTAGACTTTTTGTCATTGACAAAATCAATCTTGGTTTCGCTGTTGACTTCTGAATTGATGCGTTTTGCAAAGTTATTCATTGCAATAGCATACATCTGTTCTTCAGCCGCCTGTGCATGAACGCTTTCACCACCACCGCAGGCATAGGCGAACTCTTTCTTCCACCAGAACCAACCTTTAACGCCTGCCTGTTGACATTCTTGATACCAATCCGGCTGTGCATAAGTCTTACGATCATCAATAGTCTTCATTGAAGAACAGCCAGTAATGGCCAATGCCATTAGACCAACCACAAGTGCTTTTTTCATCGTGTACCTTTCTGTGTGTGTTAACGATAATACTAGTTTAGCACCAAGTTTACTCAACGTCAACCGGGTGCCTAACCAATTTACTTAAAATAGATCAAGGCCATCAGTGCGGATTGCACAATGAAACCAAATCCAATTGTGACCACATTAAGCATGTCTTTCTGTACAGCAGCCTTGACAAACAACAGAGTCAAACCACTCCATACCAAAAGCACCAGATCCACTGCAGGCATCTTGTCAGTGAGTCCGCTCATCACAGCCAAAAGACTGGGAATGGTAGCAGCATGTAATACAATAACTGCTAGCCAACCAAATGTTTCTGCTGATATGTGGCTAACTTTGGCAGTGGCCCAAGATTTGAATTCCTCCATGGAATCAAAATTGGGGATGGGATTGTATTTTTTGAAGTCTATCATTTTATTTCTTTCCTCTGTAAAAGATATGATTGCCAATTGTTCCAATTTTTTCTAGATTCCATTGCGGATTCACATAGTTTGCATGATAATACAGGGCTTCTTTCATTACGTCAAGTCTGAAGCCTTCCAATAATACCTTTTTAGCCACTGCCATGCTTTCATTGTAGGCAGTTTGGTTAACAGGTCTTGCTTTGTGGGCAGTGTCGCAGTACCATGAGAATTGGCAAATGACTCTGTCCATGATCACAGACTTTTGATAAACCACGGCACAGATATCTTGGGGGAACGAGGGATGAGACGCCCTGTTCATGGTGACCTGTGCCACTGCTACTTTGCCTTCAAAATTTTCGTGTCCTGCTTCACGGTAAACGTTCATGGCAAGACATTCCAACTGCCGTTCTCTAGTTTTGATACTGACTACATCTTTAGACGATAACATCTGTCCGTCACGCAGTTTTTCCATTTTGGCAAAAGTCACATTTTGTACCAATAGGCATACTGCAATTAGGCCCATAACATAGGCTGAAAATCTAATAAATTTTTCCATAAGTCCTCCTTTGACTTGGTGTGATACAAATTTCATATCACATTACATAAAGGGAGTTAACTTCACGAGGCTCTGAAAGAACCCTACTTTCGTGTAGTTGTCTCCATTAGCCACCACAGCTCATAATTTGTGGTACCTTTGGCGACCCTTGGCATCCCGAAAATACGGGTTTCTCATTGGCCAAGACCCGCGGAACCGTTTCTGCTTTTGACATACTTTGGTTCTACTATCTTAGTTTCTTTGCGAAACGTTTAATATATACCTTATAAATCTTAAATCTCCCGAGAAACCGGTGATTATCGACGCATTTTGGAGATATCTTGTGCTTCTTCGTCCGAAAATACAGGCACGGCGTTGCTCTTGTGCATTGTAGCAATGCCTTTGACTTTGGTTCCTGTATAGATTGGACTGGCTTTTAACACAGCATTGCCACCGGTATCTACACTTTTTATATGCGCAGTGGTATTTCGACCTTCGGGGATCTTAAGCGAGTACGATTTACTCAAAGACTCTGCTGCCAGACCACGACGACGTTTCTTGTCTTCAAGTTCTACAGCCCATTTTTTCTGTAGTTCTTTCCACGATTCGTCCAATTCACGGGCCTTACGAGCATGATCTGCAGAAGCAAATTTCTTCTTGCCTTTGGGCTTGCCTGTGGTGCTAAGCCACGGACCTTCTAGGTGCATTGTCAAAAGAAACCTCCAAACTTGTTATACTATACAACTAGTATAGCATCTAGAGTGGAGGCTGTCAACTGCTTATTATTCAATTTATTGCAAGGAACAACGTCTTATGGAAGATACCTGCTGATGATTTCGTTCTGCTCTGCAGTCAAGGCAATTTCATATTGGTAGTCTGGATGATCAACTCCTAGATAAGGTTGTCCACCAACTTGCCATAAACGAGCTTCATGTTGAGCCAGTCTCCAACTGACGTGATTGTCAGTTTTGTTCCTGTCTGGCATGTCTTCGGGATAATTGCCGTTGCCAGTCTGGCACCGAAGTTTTGGTCCAGTATCTACCTTGAAATAGAGCTGGTTGGCTATGTTGTCAAGCACCGGCATGGCAGTGATGCTGGCAGCGATGCCAATTCCCATATCTCTTGCCGGCTCTTCAAATGCCAGTGTTAAATCTGGTCCTAGTTTAATTTCTATAATCATGATGTTCCTCGTGTTTTACTTATCTGTATTATGCTCGACAGATTTTATTTTATCTGCTCTGCTATTTGTTTATAACCTGCCCAACTGGGATGGATACCGTCAGGTTGCAATTTGGTAATTGGCAACACAGTATCACCAAAGTTTTTGGCAATGATATTCACAAGATCCTGTATGTGTTTGATGTCAACACCGCTGGCCTTTAGATTTCCTGCCGGCAGTATCCAAAACACTCGTTTACCTTCAACTCGCTGCCGCGTGGCCATGAGCTCTCGGAAGGTATGCACTCCACTGTGATCATTTGAACCCAGGCTGATAATCACAGTATTGGCTGGTTGAATTTTTTCTGCGTAATTTTTATTAAACTGCCAAGTATTGATTCCGCCCTTGCCTACAAGAACACATTCTTTGGCAAACATGTGTGTACCCACTGCTATACTGTCGCCTACAATCAAACACTCTAACATGATTTTTCCTATTATCAACTGTTTAACACTTTGGCCACAGAATTCATAACTGCGGCAATGCGCCCAATGTCACGTAATTGTTCTACTGTGTATCCTTCCTTCTTCAGTGTCTCATAATGTGCTTTCACACAGAAGTGGCATTTGCCCACGATACTGGCGGCAAGGCTAAACGCTTCGAAGTTTGACTTGGTAGTTCCGCCATGTGATGCAATAGCGTTCATACGTAACTGTGCTGGCAGACCTTTCATTGCTGGATCATCTGCCATTTCAACGTAAGGATACCATACATTGTTCTGTGCCATAATACTTGCGGCTGTCATTGCTGACTCTGCATGCACTGGAGCATCTGCTAATAGGGTACTTAAAACCTTGCCGTTGCCAGTTGCGGCCAAGGCAGCTACAGCACAACCCATGGCTACGTCTGCGTCTAATGTGCTACGAAGCAATACTGCGTCCAGATTTAATTTTGTATCTTTGGCGTAGTCTGGTAACGCACTTTTTACTGTTTCGATAAAACTCATTTTAATATTTCCCTGATGCTAGAACGATTTGACAGATATGTTCTAATCGTTCAATGTGTTCAAATGCTCGCCACGGGCTTGTGTCAATGGCCACAACACCATGACCCTTGATACCTACAATATCGTAGGCAATATTGCCTTCACTATCTAATCGCAAGTTCTCATGACAACGATCGGCAAGTTCTTGACTGATAGGAGCCACATCACCCACGTTAGGTGCTACCTTGGTATAGCGATTAAGTTCCGGAAACTCCGCACTCACCGTACCCAAATCAATACCGGCATGCATGGCAGCGATACAATACGTGGGATGTAGATGAACCACTACCCTAACTTCATTGCGGTGCTTGCCCATAGCTCGTTGCAAGCCAAAGTGTAAGGGAATTTCTCCTGACGGTTTTAGATTAGCACTGATGTCAGTATATGACAATTCTTCCCACAAATAACCTCTATTAGGTTCCCAAGATATTCCAATCTTCTTGAACTGGTCAGGTTGCATGGTCTGCTTACGGACGCCACTGGGTGTGATATAAAAGTGATCACGGTCGTGATGACGAATTGACACATTACCATCACGACTGGTAATCCAGTTACGTCTATATGCTTCAACGAGCGTGTCGCATATAGTTTCTAACATTACAGAGTCTCGCCGCCAACAGTACGGTTACAAGCACATAGTTCGCCAGTTTGTAGCGCATCCAACACACGAAGTGTTTCTTCTGGTGAACGACCAACGTTCAAGTTGTTTACAGTAACGTGCTGGATAACGTTCTCTGGGTCAACAATAAATGTTGCGCGAAGTGCGGCACCCGCCGGAGCATAGAACACACCCAACTGATTGATTAGACTCAACTCACCACGCTGTGTGTCAGCAAATTGGTTGTGTGTAATCTTCTTTAGATCAGCGTGAGCCGTTTGCCATGCTGTCTTACAGAACTCGTTGTCTGTGCTACCAGTGAGCAATACTGCATCACGGTCGGCGAAGTCGCCTGCTAGTTTGTCGTAGGCCACAATCTCTGTAGGGCACACAAATGTAAAGTCTTTTGGGTAGTAAACAATTACTTTCCACTTGCCAGCAAAACTCTCGTCTGTAATTTCAAAGAACGCATCTTCTAGCTGTCCTGGCTTAACGCCTGTTACCGCAAATTTTTCTAACTTATCGCCAACTGTTTTCATATCTTCTCCTTGTGTGTGATAAAAACTAATAACTCAGTGTTTATACTGATATTATATTGTACGTTTATTTAACCTATAGGTCAAGTGATTTTAATAGATTTTTCAACAATTTTTTTAATGATACATATAGAAATTTTTAATAATGAAAAGAAACCCGCCGAAGCGGGTTCTGCTATTTTGGATGACAAGGTATAACTACCTCGGACCGCTGTTTTTTAGGCAGCTAGGGCAACTTTGCTTTTGCCGGAAACAGTGTTTCCAGTGAAGCTCATTGCGCTGAAGTCAAATGTATCTGCGTTTGCATTTACGATTTTTGCTTGATTTACGGTCATCGCCTACCGTGTTGCCGTCTCTATTATCTCACCCTGTCGAAACCATGGCAGGCCCATTATGAAGTATACTCAGCTTTCGCTTTGCTTCCAGAATACTCGGATCGGAGTATACTTTATGGTGGACCTGGCGGGAGTCGAACCCGCGTCCAGAATGCCTTCACTTTGAAGGGATTACAACAATTCTTTTAGGCAGCTTGGATATTGCTAGCCTGCTCGCCTTTTTGACCCTGAGTCACTTCAAACCTTACACTTTGTCCTTCTTGTAGGCTCTTGAAGCCACTCGAATTAATCTGTGAAAAGTGAGCAAATAAGTCTGCGCCACCATCGTCCGGAGTAATGAATCCAAAACCTTTGGCGTCGTTAAACCATTTTACTTTTCCTGTTACCATTTTACTATTTTTCCTTGTTTGTAAATTTAAGCTGTCTGTGTGTGTTTTCAACTGTTAGTTTAGTAATAGTTGCCAGCATTATTAGCTTATCATCATCAGTATACACTTCTTTGTCAAACATGTCAAGTATACTTGTGCCAATCATTTTGAATGCCTGTTCTTGCCCAACAGCAAGTTTGCCCCAATCTGCGGGATCGCCTGCTTCTACTTCCGCTGCAATTTCTACCAATTGGTCCAGGGTTATTTTTTTCATAGTGTTACACTGTTAGGGTATTGATTACACCACCGGCTGTGCCTCGGGGGAATAGGTTAAAGGCCAAACTGTATCGTACCTTTGACGATTGATTTTCTTCAACTGAATGAGTCATCATTGAAGGGAACATGATTAAATCATTTTTGGCAGGAAATATGCCCCAAGCATCTGCATTGAAGAAATTTAATTTGGAATCATCAGCATGGTCTTGATAATTGAAATCTACTCTCACAGTTTCAGTCCACAGATTGTAGTTGCCTTTGTCTTTATGGCAGACGAATGCCCCAGTGTCACCGTCGGTATCAATATAGTAAACACCGCTGATTAGGCTGTTACCGTGGTAATGTTGACCCGAGTAGTCTCCAGTATAGTGTCTATTGACCCAACTGTTTTCCATTTGAAAATCCATGTTGCTCTTTACATCTAGCACTGTATAGATAAAATTATCTGCGGCTTTCATGATCTTGGTTCTTAATGGCGCTAGCTCTGGAGTATTCAAAATGTATTTGTTTACAGAATAATCGCCGTTGTCAGCAGGCATGCGTTCATATTCTTGACTTTCAATGAAGTCACGCATGCCTTTATCTAATGACCCAATGTTGGTCTGATACAAAGGCACGCCGAACAACGGAGTGACTTTATAGGTAGGTGTCATTTAATCCATCCAATTTTTTTACCTTGTGCTTTTCTACTATCATACTCTTCAACTGAACTGGGGAATCTCCAAGCCCATATTGCTACCAGCATCATGAACATTGCTGTGTATATTATACCACGAACCGGCACTGCTGTCAACCACATGGTGATCAAACTGGTTGTCATCATGAACAACATGAAGTATTTCATCTTAAGATTGAGTAAGGAATACCAGGAGTAATCACACCAATGTAGGCCATTCCCAAACTAAGGAAACCTAGTATTTTCCAAAATAATTTTTTCATTCTATTCCTTTACTGGTCTAAATATTCCAATCAAGGAATTGTCGCCGGGTGTTCGATAGCCACTGGGCCATGATCGTGTAACTGATCCGCTTGACGGGTTATTAACATTTTTTGCCGCCGAACTTTGATTTCCGCCTACAAATGAGTAAGTTCCGCTGCTGGCAGTATAGATAAAATTCACATGACCATAACTCCATAGAGCAATGTCGCCAGGCTGTCCTTGATTCAACGGAAGTTTGGCTGCTTTATACGCAGCAGTCTTGTCTCTAATATCAAAGGCCCATGCGGTTTGCACAAATCTGTAGCCACATCTTTTTAAAACCCAATTTACATAGCCCATACACCATGCGGTTTGATCAGTGAGCCATGCGCCTGACTGCGGATATCCAAGTTCTTTCCATATACCCGTAATTTTAGAGTTACTGGCACGGCCGCCCATACCTGTTTCTTCCCAAATACCTTTAGCAGCTTCATCAAGGTTCTGTGAAAGTAGACTAGGAATATCACTGGCCAACACTACATCAGTGTCAATTAAACTTTCTCCGTCTGCACCTTGTGGAGTTCCAGGAAAGTTTTGTTTGACCTGGTCGTTGGATGCAACCTTATAAGCACCAGGATTAGCAACATATGCACTTGTTTGTCTATTAATGGCTGCTTGCGTTGCTGGATCAATTACTACAGGCGGAATTTTAAAAGATGCAAAGGTTCCTGAAAATACATTGGGGCTACCTGAAGCAACGTGTCCGCAAGTGGCAGTATCGCCTTGTCTACATATCAAAATATTATTAGCATATACTGTAGAACTACTACCGGACATTACTGGGCTAGAATGTGGACTGCGGCCATGACCATCAACAGTGGCACCTTTCACAACAATTGGTTTACCGTTAACAAATACTGTAGGTGCAAGATTGCCAACTATTGTGCCGCCTGCGGCATCTGCTCCTACTCTACTTACTCCTTGCATATACGTTCCTCAAAATGCTTTTGGTAAATCGTTTATCTTAGAAAGATAATCTGAAATTCTCTTACGAGCCTTGTCTAATTGTTTTTCAGTTAACGGCTCGGTCTCTGATGTAATCTCACCGCCTTCGATCAAATATCTATAACTAGAAATAAAATTAATAAACTCTAAAGGACTTATTGTATGAATACCGTTGCCTTCGCTTAATTCTTTTATTTTCTTAAAGTGTGTTTCCATAGCAGTCTGTTTATCTGCTATTGTATTTGAATGTCCTGAGATAGCACCTAATGAATTTTCAATCATACCTAAGGAATATGCAATACTAACAATACCCTGAGTGGAGTCGTTGTTGACCGCAATTTCTCTGGCAACATTAGAATTGTGCGCTGAAATGATACTTGCAGCAGTATCTAATATATTTGCCCAAACTATAGCGGCTGAATCTTTGTCAGTACCAGTACCGCTAGAACTCCCGCCAGTTGGCGTTGCACCACCTGTCCCGCCCGTTCCTGAAAAACTAGTTGTGCCCCCACCAAAAAATTCTTGTTCTGTTATACTAGAATTAGCTGTAATTTCCGTTGATAAATTAGTAAGTGCAGTGGCTAAAGATGTTAGACCAGCAGATGTTGCTTCAGCTGCCAACGATGTAGCCTGAATTGCTAATATTGCTCTAGTACTGGTGAAAGTAACGGCCACTACATCAACCTTTGATAATACTACCAGCACTTACTGGCTGAATGCCTGTGGTCTGATATACATACTGTTTACCAATTTCAGCATCACTCTCTGCCATCACTGTAATTGCCTGTGTGTTGAAGGTTAACTTTGAATCGGGATTCACAGTAACTAACACGGGTGCCATTGCTGGTCCTTTCTGTGTCATGGCCAACATAACCGGACGATCTAAGGTAATACTACCCATAGCATCTTCGATAAACTTGCCCATGATTTCATCACCTGAAATCAATTTGATTGTGACAATATCACCTACTGCGAATTTGTGTTTATTTAATAACATTATATTGGTCCGTCTCCATATCCCTGTCCATCCCACTGTTCGAAAAGTTTTTTCAATTCTGTAAATCCGCCAATTAATTTTCCATCTAGAAAAATTTGTGGAACTGTTCTAGCTGTCGGTACTGCTTCTAATAATTCTTCTCGAGTATACCCATCACCAATTTTCTTTTCTTCAAACTTGATACCCTTTTGCGTTAGCAATGCTTTTGCTTGATCACAATAGGGGCAATGATATTTGCTCCATACTACAGCTTTCATTCTTATTCCTTTCTAATATCTATTATATAGCCGGCAATTCAGCATAGTCGATATTTTCGCCCATGACACCGATAACATAGTTTGTGCTTTCTGTTTCTTGTAGAGCAGATTGCTTTTTACTGGTATCTGTGTGCTTGTTGAACCACGGAATTGGTGTTGATTTTGGCGCAGGCTGCAGATACTTGATACCAATATCTTTCAATGCGGCAACGGCTGTATAGTCTACAAAATCACGTAGAATATTAGCGTTCAATCCGATAACAGGACCTAACTTAAACAAATAGGTTGCCCACTCTTTTTCTTCGCGTATGACATCCATATAAAGTTGGTAGACTTCTGCTTGACATTCGTCTCGAGCTTCGACAAATCGAGCGTCCTCTTTGACCACTTGATTGATCATATAGGCAGTCCATCCTTTGTGTAAGAGTTCATCTTGCAGGATCAAACTGATAATGTTACCATTGCCAATAAAGATTTTATTCTCTACCATGGCCAGGCTTGTGGCAAAGCTAACCATAAAGCGGAAGGCTTCTAGAGCATAACTTGCGTGTAGGGCCAACCATACTGCTCGAACATGTTCTTTTTCTGTGACTGCTTGTCCAAGTTCTTTGCGGCAGTTGATAACGTGCAGCTTGTCATAGTAGTTCCCTACTGAACTGGCCATGTCTATAATTTCTTTAGTATCGTGAATAGTGGCAAACACATCCTTTGGCACGTTGTAGATATTGCGGATGATGTGGCTGTAGCTCTTTGAATGAATGTTGGTTTCAAAGAAACCCCAATTGTACATCAAGGCTTCTACTTCAGGGAGACTGCAAACAGGAGTGAATACCTGTGTTGGTCCGCGACCTTGTAAACTGTCTAGTGCTGTCTGACGTAGTAGGTTACTGGTAAAGATATGTTTTACAGCATCACTAGCATCTTTAAAGTCATTTGAATCTTTAGTAAGACTAATCTCTTCTGGTTGCCAAAAAAATCCACGTGCTGTGGCATCAAAGTCTGCAATCTTTTTATATTTTACTTCTTCAAAGCGTTGGATAGTAACTGGACCTGCTGGATCCAAGAACATCTTGCGATTGAGATAATCTGTTTTTGTTGTTAGGTTGTATTGTTGTTTGCTCATAGTTTACATGCCTCGCAGTCTTCACTGTCTTCGATTAATTCTCTTTCGTTATGGAACCCGTTGTAATGTACTTCGGGGGTGGCTTCGGCCATTGCTTTACTGCCTGCTTTGTTTATTAGGCTGTAGTAGAATGTCTTCAATCCCCACACATGTGCCTGCATCAAGTTGCGAGCAATTAATGTGGTTGGTACTTTACGATCTGCCCAATGCGCTGGATTGTAGAATGTGTTGGTTGAAATTGATTGATCAACATAGGCAGCAAGGACTGCGGCTGTTTTCAAATAGCCGTCACAGTCTTTCTGTTCCCACATCATTTGATATTTGTTTTTTAGTTTATGGTACTCAGGAACCACTTGTACAAATGATCCTGCTTTGCTTTCCTTAACTGAAATAAGACTCATAGGCATTTCAATGCCATTGGTTGAGTTAATGACAACGCTTGAACTTTCTACTGGAGCAATGGCCATTAATGTGGCATTGCGTACACCGTGCTGCTTCATGTTGCCACGTAGTGTTTCCCAATCAAGTTCAGGAGCAAAGTCTGCAAGTTCATTCACACCCTTGGCACGTAGTTCCCAGGGGAATACTCCTTGACCGTATCGTGTTTTGGCACTCTCGCTACAGGCTCCTCTTTCTTTAGCCAGTTCCACCGTGGCTTCTGTTAGATAGTAGGCTTGGTGTTCTATCCACGACTTAACTTCTTGTAGAGCATCTTTTTCGCCATACTTGAGTCCACGCTTGGCATGCCAGTAGGCAAGATTGGTTACACCAATGCCCAATGGCTGTATCTCATCATTTGACAACTTGCTCTGTATACTCAAGAAGTCTTGATAGTCAAGAATGTTACACAGGCTACGCTGTAGAATCCTACAGGCTCTACGCATGTCCTCTGGATTACGGAACGATCCCCAGTTGATAGATCCCAGTGTACATAACGCTATGCGTCCACTATCGTCGTCTAATCGCTTAAATGAACGTGTGGGTAATAGGATCTCACAGCACAGGTTACTTTGATAAATCGTATGGTACTCGGGATCAAAAGGTCCTTGGTTCATGACATTATCAATGAATACGAGATATATTCGACCCGTATCTGTGCGTTCTTTTAGTATACCACTCTTGAACACTTCCTCGGCGCTCATCGTTTTCTTACGGAGGCCTTTTTGTTTTTCGTATTTGACATAGAGCTCTTCAAATAGTACTGTGTTTTGGTAAAACGCTTCGTACAAATCCGGTACTTCGTTGGGATCAAAGAAGGTTATGTCTTCTCGGTTTCTAAATCGTCTCCAGAAGAAAGCACTAAGCACAACCCCATAATCCATATGACGGACTCGGGTTTCTTCGGTTCCTTGATTGTTTTTAAGTACAATAAGATCATCAAACTGATGATGCCAAATAGGATAGAATACAGTAGCACTTGCATTACGAATACCTCCTTGACTGCAACTACGCAGGTCACCAAACCATTTTTTCAGGAATGGTATCATGCCGGTGTGCATGATCTCACCACCTCTGATGGGACTACCTAACGGACGAAGACGTCCAATCTCTAGACCAATGCCAGCTCGCTTGCTGGCATACTTGGCCATCATCTCACCAGAAGCAAATATGCTATCCAGATCGTCGTCACTGCGGATAAGAACACAACTAGAAAACTGTTTAGTAGGAGTGCCGAGCCCAGCCAACACAGGTGTAGCAAGAGTAAACAAACCATCGGATGCCGCACCATAGTATTCTTTAATGTAACGCATTCTTGCGCTATTCGGCTCCTCTTTATGGAACACAGTTGCTGCCGCAACCATGTATCTAATTTGTGGAGTTTCATATGTCTGTTTTGTACTACGGTTCTTAACCAAGTACTTCTCAATTAACTGTTCAATAGCAGCGTATGAATATGTTTCATCCTTTTCATGATCTAACATGTCATTCATCTTGTTCCAGTCATCCTCTGTGTACCACACAAGTAGTTCTGGAGTGTACAGACCAGTGGCCACATTTGTCTTGACTATTTCATATAGGCTAGGAGGCGTATAACTTCCATAGACATCTTTACGCAACATGCTGACTCTTTGCTTACCTGCTACATACTGGTAATTAGTATGACCTACATCTGGATTATTTTCTACGTCGATGAGATCAACAATGGCTCTTAGAGTAATTTCGTCTACTTCTCTAGTTGTGATGCCATCATAAAAATGTGGCTGTGCTTTGATCTCGATCATGCTTTGGCTAACATCTGCGATACCGCTACATACTTTTGCCACCTGTGCCTGCCATTTCTCAATGGTGAGTGGCTCTCGGTCACCATTTCTTTTGATTACTGTTATTTCCATCTATGTCTCTAGTTTATTTGATATTTATTGGTAATGCCGCACTGGACCACACTATGTCGGTTTTGATTTGATGTAACACATTAAGATCATGAGCTATCCTCGGTTCGTAATTTAACACAGCATTATCTGCTACTAGAAAGAATTTCGAATCATGATCTTTGGGAAGCATAGACTTATGTATCTCACAAACGGTATCCATAAACCGCTGCGTTAATTTAATAGTATACAGCATGCCGAGACAAATAGCAAGATCATCTAGCTTGCCGTCGATAACCAAATGCCACGGGTCAGGCCAAGTGTTTGGTTGTTGGGGGTCTAAGAAAGGATTAACAAACGGAGCATGACTCCAGAGTTTAGCAACGTCACTCCATGGGGTGGCGCTAACTTCTAAACTATCTCTGAACTGCTTCCATTTGAATAATCTTTCGTTTCCGTAAAGATCAAACACCGTACGATATCGAATATGATATCGTTCCGGTTTGACCGGAAGACAGCGGGTTTCGATATGACAGTAACAGTGTTTCAATACCACTGTCGCCATCGTTGTCTTTTAATTCTACATTAAAAACAAAATCTGTCATAAGAATCCCCTCCGGTGTAGATGAACTGGGCGATGAATACACGTAGTTGTCGGAGAATGTAAATTCGCCCACTGACTCAGTGACCATTACTACTATTTGTCCTGCTCGTGAATGATCGCCTAACTGTAAAACATAATCTATATAGGTATATCTGTTGAATGCTGCAAAAACCGACAGTGGTTTAAAACCGTCTGACAGATAGATTATTTCATAATTCATATCTATCAAACTGACCCTGGAGGCGTTTTCAACTTCTGTAATTGCTGGTCTAGTACTCACTGCGGTGAATCCCGCTGCTTGATGCCTATTGCTGGTACTGTCAATCACAGCATTGCCATTTTTTTCTCCAAACTTCACAATGCTGGATGTTGGAGTGGCTGCGTTGTTGGTGTTGTTGCCGCAGTTAATAAATCTGGCACGTTGTATCACTGTGCCTGTGCCGTTGTCAGATATAAAGGCATGTGCGGCAATTTCTTCAAACTCACAGTCAAAGATACGCCATAGGTTGCCTTGTCCAGGCACGCCGTTGATCACTATTGCAGTGTTGCAGACAAAAAATCTGCAGCCGTCAAATTTCACGCTGGAATCAAAATTAGGCGGAGCACTAGAATCTATAGTAATCTGATCAGATCTCACTGCCAACGGAGTTGATTGCCACTCACAGTCTTTGAGAGTGATGTTGGTAACCTTGGTACCATCGAGACTGTTTTCCCAATACAATGATGGATTGGAATTTTCTATATCGCCAACAATGGTATCTCCTAACACGTAGTTACTGGTCCATTTTACATTGGTGAATGCACTATCCGCCACTCCGGTCAACACCGTTTGACCTTGATTGTGATTGATTGTTAAATTACTGATGTTAACATCGGTCGGTCTATTGCCGCTGGTAAATTCTGCAACTTCTTGGCCGGTAGCAGTAACAAATAAAATACTGTTGTTGCCTATCTGCAGAATAGCACCGTCTTTGGTTTCACCTTGTATCTTTGACGTGCTAGGAATTTTTAAGTTACTGCTGAAAAAATATGTGCCGTTGGGGATCAGCAGAGTTTTTTTGAATCTAGGATCTATGTTTCTAAATAATTCATCCAAGGCATTTTGAAAAAATGGCGTACAGTCTGTGCTGCCATCCGGTATGGCTCCAAAGTCCAACACGCTGACATATTCATCCAGCTTGGTCTGAAGCGACCTAGCAACACTTTGCGCTATGGATGGTTCAGTTTCACCGAATCTATAACTGGCCGCGAGATCTAGTATGTTATCATGCTCCGTGAGCACCTTGGTATTGCCCACATAAGGGGCACCGTCGGCCACGCTGCCGTTGCCTATAAACAGTTCCTGGGAATCTACTGCCCATGCAAATTCTGCCGCGCTCAGTTGAGGAACTCCGATTCCTGCATTCTTAAGGCCTCTTCTGACCTGGATTTTTGATATCTGGACAACAGCCATAGTAGTAAATTCCCGTTATAGAGTATTTATCTTCCTAGACTGTAGTACTCCTCTACCTTTGTGAGCCAAGCGTCCTGCCACTTGTTGAACTCTTTGGGTTCTAGTGTAAACTGTTGATACTCAAAAGCACGTGAACACATGAATATTACACCTTTTTTAATTTCTGTGCCGTAGACTTCATTATGTGCTAGTATATAGGCCATTAGCTGTAGATAGTAATCTTCAACCCACTCTGCTTTCTTGGGCTTGTTGGTCTGCTTGTAATCCATTACAGCAGGCTCGTCCTCGTGTACGCCCACTAGGTCAGTGGTTCCCGAGAACAGGCCGGGAAAGTATAGACTCTGTTCCATGGCCCATATTTCGTTTACCTTGCTGAGACCGTTTTCAATGATGACGTCTGCCATTTTGTTGGCCTGTATGTGTACGGGATTATTTCCAGGCTGACGTTGCATGCCACATACAAAACGTTCTAGGTTGCCGTGCATGGCTGTGCCAACGCCGGCGGCTTCTGTGGTAATCTGCTGTGCCTTGGCATGTCCAATTCTATCACGCCATTCATTTAAATGGGTCATGTCTTTGGTAGCTGAAAGAATTGTAGTCACTGACGGAAGTCTTTCGCCGTCTGGAGTAAGATACACTCGCTTGCGAGTAACAGGATCATTGACCTGTTGACAGGGCTTATATTGAAATTTTTCTACAAATGGAGGTGGTAATATAGTCATACTGTATATATTACAGGAAAACTACAGCTATGTCAAGCCTGGGGAGTTGCTTGTGATTGTGCTAATTGTCCAGCTGCGGCTGAAGCTGCTGTTTGGTCTACTGCGGCTTGGCTGTCAGCAGCAGTTTGGGTGCCGTCACCTTGTGGTTCTTCGTCTGGCGCACCCGGAACATTGAGTTCAATTCCGTCAGCATTAAAATTCTTAACCATCTGTTGAATAGACGGAATTGAGTCATACATGGCCTTGAATGTTTCATAGTCTGCCGTTAACTCAAATCCATTCATAGCTAGAACTTTATTAAGACCGTTCCAATTTAATTTAGCAGGTGCTTTTTTACTTGCGGCACGACCAATATAGTTACGGAGAACCATGACGAATCTATCGCCTTCATCATCGCCGCTGAATTCAAAAAATCTCATTTTATAGCTGCCAATTGTTTTTGTAGTTCAGCCAGTTCTTCTTGCTTTGATTTTATTTGATCTTGAATTTGTTTTTTTTGATTTACACGATCCAATGCCTGTTGCGCCATCATCTTTTGTTGATCCGCTGGATTCTGTGTAGGAGCAGCCGTAGGAGCTGGTCCTGCAGCCGGAGCCGCACCTAAAGGTGCGCCAGGAGTGCCTGGGGCCACTGCGGGAGCAAGTTCTCTAATTTTTAAGAAGTCACTCTCATTGGTGATATCAAAGAATTTCATCCAGCTAGAACTTTTAACAAGCGGCTTTGACGATCAATACTTTCACGCTGTTCACGTCCTGCATCACCTAGCCCACCTGCTGCTGGTTCTGCTGCTGCAAAGTCATCACCTGCACCTTCGTCGCCCATATCCATTTCTGGCTCAGCATTCATAGCGTCTGGTTCTGCAGGAGCTGTCATATCAGCACCTGGTTCTGCACCTAGCATGTCTGCAGGTTGTTCGCCGCTAGCAAGACTGCGAACGCCGCTGGATAGTGTGTCACGTGTACCTTTTAGAGTTTCCAGTGCCTGTTGAATTGCAGGGGCCACAGCTTCTATAAAGGCCTTGGCCTGCTCTTGACTCATTTCGTCACGGATAGAATCGCCTAGCTGTAATAGAGTATCGTTCTCCATGCCAGAAAGCTCTTCAATCCAACGGCCAACTCTGTCAACCATTGTCTTTGCTGTGACAATCGCAGACGCTTGCTGGATTTCACCTTCTCTTAAATTACTCATATTGTCTCCTGTTTGTTCTATGCTTTCATTCTCTTTTTTGTAAATCTTATTGTCGGCTCGTTCACTGCCTTTCATACGATTCATAACTTTCTTTGCACTCTTGTCTGTGGTCATATAATCACCGGAAGTCATTGTGTTTACAATATCTTTACCTGCTTTGTCTTGATAAGACTTTAGAGTGTTAGTGCTTAATTCTGTTTGAACATTTTCGCCTTGATTGAAAGAGCCGTAGTCTTCATCACTACCATGTCCTGCTGATGCCATAGCATAGGCATCATCGGTTTCGCCGCCTTCGTCGTCTGAACCACGAGCGCCATAATCAGCTTCAATGTTGTCTAACATACGATCATAAATTTGTTCAAAGTCATCGTCGCCGTGATAGCCGGTATCGATAGTGATATCGTCATACATTTCTTGTACAGCTTGTTCGATCTCTTTGCCATATTTGCCTTGTTGTGCATTGTATAGCATGTCAAACCCGTCATCACCGGATTGTGCAACTTTTGTCAAAAATTCTTCAACTTCTGGACTCTGACCTTCTAGTTGTGTATTGTCCACAATAGGCTCATCACGCTCTGCTAGTTCTGCAACAATAGCATCGTGCATGAACTGTGCCTGAGACAATGTGTCGTTGTCCACGGTTTCATTGAAATTCGAACTGCTACGTGCTGTGTAGATCTGTGTGCGCAGCTTGTTTCTGGCATCTTCCAGCTGTTCAACACTGAATGTTTCAAGGTTGATTTTACGCCCAAAAGTTTTGGCCAACGATTCGTTGAGTCTTTTAGATGATCTATTGAATGCAAAAAGGTCTGTGGTTTTCATATTAGTAAAGGTCCAGATTGATAGTATATTTATTCAGATAGAAGCCAATCGTTGCACAATGTTTTTGGCATTTAGAGCACGATCACGGCTTTCACAGTATCTAGCCCATAGGGTGTCTGCTCGATCATGATCCCGGTTGTTGATGGATCGTTGATACTGTGCTCGTAGCATCTGACTGTCATGGTACCAACGGCCGTATTCTTGATCCAGTCTGTATAGGTTATCTGCTTGCGCTGATTGTTTGTTAACTGCCAGCACGTTGGCAATACGTATGGCTGCTAAGTTTAAGTGTATGTCCTTGTAGAGATACTCGTTTTGATATTTTAGATGTTTGACTGTTCCTTCACTGACTATCAAAACATCACCTACAAGGATTCCTTCCGCAACTTTAATTGGAAGAATCTGATATTTTTCAATTAATTTTTGTTGTGCAGAACTAACTACTTGCTCTAAGCGTTTAGAAATGTTAGTCATAAAAAAAGGACCTATGGTCCTTATTTAAGTGTGTCTAAGTTAAATTCCAAAGAACTTGGCAATAGTTAGAATGTTTAGTTCTCCGGTAAATCCCAGTCCTGCAATAAATGCCAGTCCCAGCATGCCATATATCATCAATTTGTCTTTGGCCTTTTCCATTTCTTGGATCTTGGCAGATAGTGCTGAATGTTGGACACAACTTTCGTCATACATTTTGCAGAGCTGTGCTTTGAGATCTTCACCTGTGCGATCTAGACAGTCATGTACATCTCGGACGCTGACCTTGAGATCATCAATCTTTTCATCTAGGTTTGCTACCTTGGTCTCTACTACACCAAGTCGTTCTACGGTTGTGGCCATTAGGCTATTATCCTTTTATGTTAAGTCAAGTGCTCGCTCCGAGCCATGTGCCTAAGTTAGAAATGCCTAATATGTTTTGCCTGTTAAACTGTATTTATCCCGCTTGTGTGATTTCGTATATCCAAATGTTTAAACTGTATTTATCCCGCTTGTGTGATTTCGTATATCCAAATGTTTGCACGATCGCCCTTGCTGATAAATGCTGCCGGGTCTATATCAACTGAATTATTTAGTTGACCAGTTATGGGAACCCCATTGATATCGTCAATTAATAGTCCAACTGGATCATTGCCTTTGAGGAAAACGCTATCTCGTTCTGTGTCAAAATTCCAGGTCCAATAGGTGGCACGGCCATCTAGATCTCGCGGTAATATTCCGTCATGGCGCTGTGGGTCTGCGATAAAAACAAAATTGCTGCGCAGTCCAATGGCCTGTTGAAGGGCATTGAAATTGGCCTGTTGTCCCAATTTTATTTTGTCAGTTTCATATCTACTAGCGTGAGTTCTAGTAATATCAACGAGTGTGATAACTTGATAGCGTGCCATAATGTGCTACTATTTACACTCTTGATTGACCAGCCAACAAAAAAGCACCCGAAGGTGCTTTAGTGCTTCCCATCCCTGAGAAAAAACTATTATAGTGCGTACAATGTTGTAGGCTCTGTAACTGTTAGTGTACCAGTTGCTGTGAATGTCCAAACACCTGTACCTGTTAAAGAACCAGCACCGATGATACGACCAGCACGGATAGCCAACGTGTTGACGTCTAGTGCGTGTCTGTCGCCGTAAGCGATGATAGCTAGACCGTCGCTCTTAACTTGAAAAACTGAACTAGTTGTACCGATTTCGTCAGTTACTGGTGCTGCTGTAGATGCTGTTAAAGCAACTGCGCCGCCGCCGCCGCTCAATACATATTTGAATACTGTCTGTTGGAATGTACGTTGTACTGTACCTAATGCTACTGCTGTAGGGTTAACTCTTGTTACTGCTGCCATGATGTTTTCTCCTTATCAATGATCCCGCTCCGGGACCGGCAATATTAAGAATCTTCCTGATTCTTATACAGTATTTATATTGGATTGGAAAAATCACGCCAATACGGCTGATTTTAGTCGGCTCTGAAAGGAGTCCAGCGGTCTCTAGGAACCAGTTTTGATCCGCCTGCAACATAGCCTTCACCGCCTGGCTTGCCGCCTGTGGTAGCTGTGATATCGCCCTCTGCTTGATCAAGTTCACGGATCACTTCATCTTTGGCAGCCATGATCTCACGCACCAGTTCAAACAGTTTGTCCATAACGCCAGGATGCTGTTCACTATGAGCTTGTATCTTGGCAGCTTTTGCAGGAGCCTTTTGCACAAAGGCCATAAAGGCGTCAGTGTTGATATCATCTAGCTGTTTGTCTTTTGATTTGGTATTTACAAAGGTATAAATTTCCGTTTGCAAATAGCCCATACCTGCAACAGGTGCTAGTAAATTATTAATTGCTGATTGATTTTTAGCTAGAGCTTCAATTTTTGCAAGATTTTCAGCACCTACGGCAGGACGATGACTAACTGAAGTCAAGCCAAATACTTTGAGTTCTGGATTGCCACCAAACTGCTCAGGATCCGTAAAGTCCTCACCGCTCTTGTCTCCAAAGTAGCTGAATACTTTGTGTGCGGCTACTGCTATTTTGGCTTTAGCCAACTGACGTCCAACTTCACTGTTGCCTGTAACAGAGTAGGTTGTTTGGTTAGGAGTGAACGAAATTCTACCATCACCACCTTTATAAGGTTTGCCTGGATGGAATAGAATATCTCCATATACATAACCACGGAACTCTGCAGGAGTTGCTTTTTCAAATACGGGCCACAGTGCTGCCATATCACCAGCAAACTTGGCACGCCATTCTTCGCCCTTACCTCGGCTTAGAATAAATTGTTTGAGTTCCTCTGGACTAGAGCTTTTGCCTTCTTCACGTCCCCAGTTGTTCTTGCCCACCATGCGGAATGTGCCATCTTCTTCACGTCCCCAATAGACTGTGGGATTGCCGTCCCACTTGATAGTGATACTGGTATCGGGGCTGGCTAGATCTTTTAGTATCTTGATAGCCTTCACAGCACCGTTGGCTTCTGTGAATACAAGATCTTCTAGGTGGTTAAACTCTCTGCCAACTTTCTTGGGAGCAGGTGCTGCTTCAGCTTCAGTAAGGAATTCAAATGCTCTCATTTTGTTAGGTCTATCATTCTGCGCATCCAACCTATTGTTCCAGGTTGATAGCTTTCAAAGGCTTCTTTCTTGGGGAGTTCGACGCCTTGCTTACCTAATGTTTCTCTTGCACCTGCAACTAGTTCTTCGTAGTTAGGCAGTTTTTTAATATAATTTAGAATTGCATCAACTGACTTTATGTCTTTGACTGCGGCTGTTTGGCCCAGCAGTTGCTTGGCAATGTTATTCCAATCGTTGCCGTCGGGCAGTAGTTCATCTGTGGTAGCATTCAATAAGCCATGCTTGGGACTGTACTTCATACCGCGAGCACGAGCAATTGAACTCAATACAATATGGCGATGCTCACCGCGATACTCGCCTTGTCCGCCAATCATGCTACCCTGTTGGAATTTGGGATTAGCCGAAAACATAAAGTCTGCCTGTACAAATCCATTAACCGGATCACCTTTAATGGGGGTTTTCCAATGTACATTGTCGCCGCTTAGTTTGACATTTTCTTTGCCAAATTGGCTAATCAACTTTTCTGCAAATGATTTCTTATCTACTTCGTTGGCATCTACAGAAAGATCTAGATCGCCGGAACTGTTTCGTTCAAATGTGCCGTCCGGATCTTCTTTGCGTCCAGTAGTGCCTAGCCATTTAACAGGTTTTTTATCATCTAGATCTTTTTCTTTAGTAAAGTCTAGGCCTGTGATCTTTTCAATGTAAAGAATGGTTTCTTCTACATCACCCGTAGCAATACGCTGTGTTAACGGCTGCTTGTCGGGGCCTTTGAATACATTGCCCCCTTCGAATAGATTACTCGTTGTCATTGGATTCTTCTAGTTTTCTTTTGGCTTTGCGTGATTCTGCCAGTCTTCGTACACCGCGGGTAAACTTGCTGGGATCTTGTCCTTTGATAGCATTAATAAGTCTGCGCTCAAGTTCATCCGCTGATTCAGCATCATAGTGCTTGTGTATGCTTTCGAGCAGATTAATAGCAGAATTAATGATATTGGTGGCGCGACTTTCGATTAACGAATCCGTATTGCGTACTTCGGCAATTTCATTAAGTTCCTGCAGAATTGATCTGGTACGAAGTTTCATAAATTATTTCCTATTGTGTATTTAACTCATTTTAAACAATAATAACATTGTACTGAAAAATGTGCAATCGCACAAGAGCAGACTAAATACTCAGTAGAAACACTGAGTCTACACACGATCAATATCTAAACACCAAAGGCATTACCGATGCCGCTCAACTCGAAAACTATGTTCGCGAGTTCAACTACTCTCACAAGGGGAATTATCTATGAAAAACTTTTTAAACACATTAAGCAGTCTTTTTGAAAGCCTAGGCAAGGCTAGAGCAGCAGCACACCTGGCTCGATGTGGATTACATAAACAAGCTAGAGATCTAATGCTGACCAAATAAGTTCAAATAAATAATGGCATGAACTTGGTGTACATTCATGGAGCTAATGCCACAAGCGAAAGCTTCAATTATATTAGAAGCAAATTAGGTAATGGTATCGATATCAATTACGACAGTCGTAATGGATTTGAAAATAACCTAAAAGACATGCAGGCCGCACTAGACGGACATACTGATCTAGTGTTTGTTGCGCACAGTCTGGGTGGTATCTATAGCCTGCATTTGGCCAACTCAATGCCAGAATCCGTTAAGGGTGCTGTGACTCTAAGCACACCCTATGGTGGTGCTGAAGTTGCTGACTATGCTCAATACTTCCTGCCATTCAGCAGATTGATGCGTGATATTGGGCCAAGCAGTTGGGTCATGAAGCAGGCCAGAAACATCAAGATTCGGCATCCTTGGACTAATATTGTCACGGTAAAGGGCCAAAGTCCGTTTATGCATGAACCCAACGATGGTGTTGTGACTATTGCCAGTCAGAAACATCATGAGGATATGGAATTAGTAGAGGTTGAATACAACCACTATGAAGTTGTGCTTAGTGATGAAGTGGTTGGACTTATCAAGGAACGAGTAAAAAAGTTCAAGAAATAAGTTGCTTTTTTGTCTTTAGGCATATATAATAAACTAACAGCGAAAAAGAAGTAGTTGTTAGCAACAGACATTAACGACTTCCATGCCAAATTCCAGGGCTGGGAAATGACTGCCACTCGTGACGAGAAGACTGGTCAAATCGTTAGTAAGGTTGAAATGCCACAGTTTCCAGGTCTAGACAAAGTACTAGAAACCGCCGAAAAGATGTATTCATTTGTTAACAGCGGCGTGAAGAAATAATTACGCTCGTAGAGCAATACAATTAGTGGTAAAAGAAAAGCACCTTCGGGTGCTTTTTCTTTATGCGTTTCTAAGTTTTGCTAGACCTATATAGTTAAACAATTTAAACCACATCCAACCCAAATCAAATTCAAACCAACGACGACTTAATCGAGGATTAGCAGGATCTAGGTGATGGTTGTTGTGTAGCTCTTCACCGCCAATTAATATACCCCAAGGTACTATATTACGACTATGGTCCTTGGTTTCACCATTGCGATATCCCCACCAATGGCCTACACCGTTGATAAAACCAGCGGCCCAGAACGGTATCCATATCATTTGTACACCCCACACTAGAAATCCCCAGGACCCAAATAATACAAGATCTATGATCAACATTAAGAGAATGCCCAGGCGGCTATGGGGTGTATAAAGTTTACGTTCAATCCAGTCTTTAGGAGTACCCATTCCATATTTCATAATCATGTCAGCATCTTTGCCGGCACGGTTATAAAACTTGACTCCACCAAATACCAATGGCCAAATACCAAATACGTGGGGACTGTGTGGATCGCCTTCGACATCTGTGTTCTGATGATGCTTGCGATGGATGGCCACCCACTGCTTGGTGGTCATTCCAGTTGTGAGCCATAACCAAAAACGCATAAAATGGCTTAAGATTGGGTGAAATTCAATACCTCTATGTGCTTGGCTTCTGTGTAGGTATAAGGTTACACAGACTATTGTAATGTGCGTCATTACCAACGTTGCGATTATCATATTCATTGTTTACTTATCCGGTTGACACCCTACCAAAATAATGCTATAATATGGTATGAAAAAGAAAATCATACTTACAGACGCAGACGGGGTGTTGTTAGATTGGGAATACGCATTTGACGTGTACATGCAACAACACGGATTTATCCAACAGGATGGCGGCAATCTAAAATATAATATCGGTAGCCGTTACGGCATCGATCCTGAACAGGGTAAAAAGCTAATCAAGATCTTTAACGAATCAGCACACATGGGATTCCTGCCACCCTTACGTGATGCTATGTATTATGTTAAAAGGCTACACGAAGAACACGGCTATGTGTTTCATTGTATTACTTCAATGAGTTCTGATGCTAATGCTCAAGAACTACGCAAAATGAACCTATGCAAACTGTTTGGCAAGACAGCTTTTGAAAAGTTTATTATCCTAGAAACAGGTGCTGACAAAGACGAAGCACTTGCTCCGTATAAAGGCAAAGGATATTATTGGATTGAAGATAAAATTACCAATGCTGTTGTGGGGCATGAATTAGGACTAAAGAGTCTATTAGTTGAACACGGACACAATATGGACTACGAGCATCCAGAAATTCCGCGTGTCAAGAACTGGAAAGAAATCTACGATATTATTGTAGACTAAAGTTTCTCGCCACAATGAGGACAAGTTTGCTTGTGTTCTTCTCTACCTTGCTTTATTACTTTTTTTAACTTCCTAGCATCACGCAAACTACTCTTTATGGTTGTCCTACATCGTTCAGATTTTGTTTTTCCTAATTCAATTTTTAAATTGTTTCTTAGTTTTTGAAGTCTACCTTCAAAAATATCCAAGAAGCCCGAAAGAGTTTTATTAGTAGACATCTGCTATTCCCTATTACGACAAGTTTCTATAGCAATATTTAAGTGATATTTGATTACACTAATATTACAAATTCGTTAATTTGTTAGAAAAATTAGCCAAAAAAAGTGCTCACTTAAGGATGCCCTCGGGCACGACTCCTACTATCATCCTCGCCCAGCAGCCGGGCACACCAAGTAACGCAAGCGTTCCTAAGGTAGGTGTTCTATCTCTTATCACTAGGAGTACTTGCTGGCAAATGATCTCTACCATAATGCAACTTACTGCCTAAAATCTTTTCTAGTGCTACCATTAACTCCGGGCCAACTAGATGCTTACGCAACCATTTCTCCGCTAGACTATTTACAATCTTTTCATTGCGGTAGACTCCGCCTTGGGATTTGTGGTTGGCATAGGCGTGATATGCTTCGTGAACAGCAATGGCCACTGCCGCTGCTTCGTGGCTTTCTAGATCTTTAACTTCTATGCTTCCACCGGGTTCATCATCATTGGGAGTAAAGTGCCCGTCTCTTGAACCTTCCCATACTAGATACATACCTGATTGTAATTCATCCTCATCGTCTGTGACTAGATTTTTACCTAGCACATCTTGTATAGCATCATACACTGACCAGGGTGTGGCTGCACGACCCCTAATCTCAGTGTTAGGCATCATGGGTTTATCTTCGGGATCAAAGTCTCCGTACCGAGCTCTTAGAGCCGCGTCAGAAGTTTTGAGTTCCGAGATAAACTCATAGGATCTCATAGATTAATTGCACCAACTTTGTTTAGCGTCACCGTAGTATTCACGAGCCAAGCCGTTGCTAATAAGTCCTTGTCTAATGCTTTGTCCGTTTACCAAGATATCTCCCAATATACGGCCACCAAACTTATCCCATCCATAGATAATAACCTGGTGCTTTGGGTGGGATTGTAAGGCTTGAGTTGTAAATTTACTCGCCAATTGCGCTCGCTGGTCTTCTTGTGGACATTGAGCTCGGTGTCCTTTTTCCGGTGTGTCAACTCCGTAGATTCTAACAGCCAGTTCGGGCTTGAGCGGTGCTGGTAGAAAGGGGGCGGCGATTACAATAGTATCGCCATCACTCACTCTAATGACCTGTGCATCGTAGGTCGCTGATTTTGCAGGCATCTTGCCCTGTGCTAATGCCAGTACTGGCACTAACAATAATACTGCTAACAATTTGTTCATTTTAGATCCTCAATATCTATGTAGTTTATTTATCGTGTATCCAAAATCCCAATCTGTCACCTCCGGGACTTTCATACCATTTGGTTCTAGGAGGTTGTGGTAGGGGATTGTCCCGCCATACTGGATAAATGACATCGCTGTTGTGATTACTGAAATCGTCGTTCCACCGTAGGTGTACTTCGATAATCTTGCCATCCACGTACTCTACATTGACCCAGGGTGTTAGTCGCCATAGTTCACCTAACACTTCAGGAAACTTGTAGCGTTCTTCAATGCGTTCCCAGCGACTGAAACGATCTAATCTGTCAGGATCATCTCTAAATCCTTCTACTGCTAGATGTTGTATGCCGTAGTGAAAGTCTACACTGGTATGCCGTCCTTCGAAACATTCGCACCAAAAGTATCCGTCGGGTACTAGATCAGTGTCCTTGGGTGTTAGCCATTGTTTGCTAGCCCCTCTGCTCATCATGCGTATATTGGTGATAGGACGAACTATATATTGTCCTGGTTTAGGTACAGCAATGCCAGCAGGACCAGCAATATGGTCCAACTTGCGGGCCAATATCAGTTTGTCGTAGATCCACAAGTAATCTGTAGGACAACTTGCCCATACATCTTTGTCATCGATGAACATAGGTTAATTTAGTCGTTCATTCGCCATTTGTTTTCTGGCAATCCGTAATCCCATTTAGGATCCATCTCAACATTCCATCTAGTGGTGGCCACATGAAAGTCTGGTATCTTCATTTCTTTGGGATTACTTGCTGGTTCAAGGATAACAATGCGATTGTTTGGCTGTGCGGCAAATTGTCCATTGTCGCATTTGATAAAGTTAAAACTCTTGTGATCTTCGACATCTTCACTATGCCCACAATCTATAACATTGAAATCAGGATGTGCAGAATCAACAGTGAAAAGATATTCACCCCCTAGCCAAGATCCATCTTTCATTTTGATTTTGCATCTCATATTGGCAATCATTGCTTTTCTAATCACAGTGACGTCATAAGACATGCTGTTCCATAATTGTAAAAAATCTAAAGGATATGGATCACCTTCTATGGGTTTCCAACAGAATGCGTGTAATGGCAGCTTGTCATATAGCGCACCATATTGATTCAAGTATGCTTCAATGCGGAATGCCTGACTGCGTTGGCTTTTAAGTGTGATCCACCAACAGGGTTCTAATTCCCCGTGTCCTTTTTCAAAGTCGTAGAGAAATTCTTTACGAATAAAACATTTTACTGGTGGCAAGTTTGCAACTAGAAAACTCATCAGTTATAGACTCGTTGAATACCTTTGTCTACACAATCTGCACATTCACAGTCTGGGCAATCGCAGTCGTCTGTCATACAGCTGAATCCACAGTGTGCGGTACACCAGCAGATGCATTTGGGTTTTAATCTTTGATATGTTGTGTCATTGTCTTCCATTGTTCGCCTCTACAATGTTGATATATTTTCTGTACATCTTAATTCTCTATTAATAATAAATCAAAGGCTGCGGTATATCTACCGTTGTTGGTTCTGCCTGATACTCGCACATCAATATCCGACTTTTCTGGAATGGGTGGCGGAAATGTAAATTCATAAAGATACTGTCCACCGGCTCCACTGACTTCAAAGGTATGCTGTGTTCTAAAACTTTCTTCGCCAAAGTATCTCACAAACATATTGCCTGTGGCATCAGAAGTACTCTGCGCTGAAGCAGTACCTTTGTAAAGATAACCAGTGTATCCAGCAGGTACTGTGTACACAGCCATCAGTGTCTGTCCTTTGGTAGCAGTGATACGAGCCACTGTGGTTGAATTTCGTTGTATGTCAATGTTGCCTACATTTGTAGTGCCGTCTGCTACGAACGCTCTAAACACTCGCTTGAACACCACAGTACCAGTGTTGTTGCTGGCTGCGGTCAGTGTGATAGATTCTTGTGTTTGATTGTAGTCAGCATCTAGCCCTATTACTGTGACGACCTTGTCAGCATCATCGGTACTGGCTCTATCTAGATTAACAACTCCTGCTGTGTCAAACGCTGACCAAGGATACACAGTGTCGTTGACGTCCCATACACTGCCTGTGCTGTTTGTGCTCATTGCTGGCACAGCACCAAACTTGTGTACAAAGGAATGATCAGTGATGTTGCCTTCGGCAACCATTTGATTAAAAGGATGTTGTTTGCGATTGGCCATATATTAGAATCCGTTAGTGGCTGAGTTATGGAATATTCTACCCGTCCATGTGGATGTTTTGGTAATAGTAGGTGTAGAGTAACTCACAACCATTGTGCCAGGTCCAGTGTTATTACCGAACATGATCCTAATTGGATAATAGATATTTTGTGTTAGGCTGATAGTGCCACTT